GGAAGCGTCCAACCCAGCGTCAGAATCCAAACGGAACAAACCCGCAATAGACCCAGTGCCCGAGCGACCGCCGATTAGAAGAGTTCTAGGTGTAGCTGTAGCATTAGTCCAGTGATAATCACAATAATAAGTTGTAGCACTAGCTCCATTTCCTACTACAGTTGGGAATAGATCTGCCTAATTATTATTAACGAGTTTTTTTACATATTGACTAGTAATTGTACTTTCTTTAAAGTCTTGTAACTCATAACCTGCTGCAATTAACTGTTCTGCAGTAGGATTATCACCTCCTTCAAATGTACCAAACTTAGTATAGTCTTTGCAAATGTATACGCTATTGTCAGTACCAGCAACTACTACATCAACTACATTCTTCCATACATGACCAAACGGATTCTCAATACCACGGTATCTAGGAACATTAAATGTTTTAGTACCAGTAGATGTACCTTCAGCATTAGTGTTAGTATGAGTATATTCAATTATACCAGTACCATTACCTAATGAATTAGTAGTACCACAAGGTACAAATGACCATGTATCAGCGCCATTTATCTTTACAGATCCTGTGGTTACACCTTCACCTAAACCACCTTGATGATAACCTTCTGCAGTTAAATTAGCATTAAATGCTTTCTGACTATTCAATGTAGCATATTCTACTACGAATAACCAAGTAAGGTCTCTATGAGCATCATAAGTATACATGTTCCAACCATCTCCGTTTGTTCTAGCATATGTTTGGAATGTTGTTCTATTTAGACTAACTTTTGGAAATTCGTTTGGTGTAGTTAAAATACTTCTTAGTTTATTTCCAGCATCAACTGTTGCTTCATAATTAGCAATGTATTTCTTATTAACCTTCACGAATCCAGGTAAGTTATATTCACTAATTCTTACTTCTACTTTATTATCTGGAGTAGCTATTAACAGACGATAATGTTCTGGTATCTCTACCATTCTGTTTCCACCAGCCCCAAGATCTACTGTAGAACCATCTTCGTATTTACTATGATTATTCGGATTTAAATATCGTATGGTGCTGCTCTAATCTATAGTACAGCTTTTCATCTTACTCTGGATAGGAAGAGTTCTGTGCATTTCCATATTACCAGTACGTACACCATCAGGACTAGAGCTATTAGCTAAGTCAAACTTAACTCCATACCACAGTTCATTCTCGTTTCTACTGAGCTTACCAATCTCTTCATCAAGAGTAACAGCTGCACTTATAGCACTAGGACTACTAGCTAAGTAATTAGTACTTGATAAGTCAGGCATTTCATTAGCTTCAGTTAAACCTACCTTATCATTTACTTTAAGTAAAGTAGTTCTAAGCTCTGTAATATCTTGATTTAAAGCTGTTTCTAAACTATCAATGTTACCTTGCAATTCTGTATCCTTGGCTTTTAATCCGTTTACAGCTGCTTCTCTAGCAATCTTTTCATCATTAATAGCATCGGGAAGAGTTTCGTTGATAGCTATCTTCTCAGCACCAGTCATTAAACCAGCGACAGTATTAGTAGCAGGAGTAATAGTAATATTAGATAAAGTAGACTGTACATATTTACCACCACTCTTTTCTACTCCAGTAAGACTAATAGTGATATTATTAACATCAGTCTAGTCTAATTGGAATGTACTCAGCAAGTTATTAGGCATAGAGTTAACTACATTCTCCATAGCTTTACCCTTACCACCATCATAAGCAGTACCAGTAATATCACCAATGATAATAGCATTAGAATCGATATGTACCCATTGTGAACCAGACCATCTAAACTGATAACTCACTTCACCAGGAGTTACGTTAACATATATTTTATCTCTTTCACCTACTATAGGAGTTTCATGTTCAGCATCTGCATATAACTGTATATTCTAAAGTACTCCAGTAGGAGATACAGTATAAGTAGCATATGCATCCATTACATCATCAACATATGAAGGCAATTGACTAGCAGGTACTTTACCATTACCATCAAGTTCAGCAAGACCGTTAGGTTGACCTTTTAATGCTTTGAAGTCTTGTAAGTCTTCATTCACATCATCAATCTTAGTATCCAGTCTATCTACTTGAGCTTTTATAGCAGCATCACCTTTATTAATAGCATCTACTATACTAGTACCTTTAAAGTAGTTATTACTACTATTATCAGGTAAAGATATAATGTCACTATTCTTATCATAGTTTAAACCAACAGATTGAACAATCTCTTTAATGTGAGTCCATTGGTCTACATTAGCATCTCTATTCAGTGGTATCCATTTCTTAAGATCAGGACTATATGACTTAATAACATTACCAGTACTGTCTGTTGCTAAGTCAATCCAGTAAGAAACCTCTTTAGGATTTGGAGCATACTTAGATGCTATGAAATTAGGATTTTCTTGTTTAACCATATTTGCAAATATTTAATAATTAAATAATCTCCTGTTCTGGAGTATCGTATTCTTTCTATCTCGTATATTCATCATTGGAACATACAATATTATTCTCATTATGTTATTGGATTTAATGCTACAACTTGACCAGCTTCAGTTTTATCAAAGTAATTAACTACAGCAAACTCTTCGTCTGCTGCACTACCATCCCTACTAGTTACATAACTTCTAATAAATTGCTAACCTCTCTTTTCACTATTACCTGCTACGTATCCGTATCGAAATGCAGTATCTATAGTAGGATGATATATGGTTCCATCTTCATTCATAGCAATTACTTTAATCTATCCTTCTTCAGTCATAGTATTAGTATTAAGACACCTAACAGAACCTATTATTATATTCCCATCTATGTTTGTCTAATTATTCCATGTCTTATACTACTTACCGTTGAATGTAACATAACCATTAACCGAAGTACTTAAAGTACCATTAAACGTAAAATCTCTTTGTATAGTTAAATTAGGCATACCTTCTACGCTATCATCTACAGGATTAATTTTATAATACCTATTTGTATTTGTTTCATCCGCGTGTACAACTGTTTCTCCAACCCATATTTTATTAGGCATACCTTCTTCATACACCCAACCATCTTTATCAGCGAATACAAATGATTGAGTAGGTACTCCCATATCGGCGCCACTCATCTGATAGGCTTTCACTATTACTCCTCCTTTGTAGGCAGTACATTCAACAGTTACAATACCATCTTCTTTTGTACCATACCAGTTTCCTCTAAGCTATACAATTAACTATTCTGGCATAGTTAAACTAGTATCATTAGTATATACATCTTGAATGGATTTAATGTCTACCATTACACACTCTGCTCCAGATTGAGTATTATCACCTCCCCAGTATAGAAACGGTTGAGTTCTATCCTCAGATGAACCCCAACTCCACCCTACTACTTCATTAGGTATACCTGGAGCATTAGTAATATTAGTACCAGTATCAAAGTCTCTACCGTTAGACGTACTCCATATGAATCTTAACTATATACTATTGAAATCATAAAAGTAAGCTACATCATCTCTAGTAGGCCATATATGATTTACTCCATCAAATACATCAGATATATTAGTATTGCCTACAGTTCTCTTTTGTAGGGGAACTGCTCGTCCCCCTGCTATACCTAACTCTAACATTACTCACTCTCCTCATCAATAATATTATAAGTCATACCTGCTACTTTAGTAAGCTAATTATATTCAGCTTCAGTACCAGTCCATATAGGTAATGATATCTTACCATTATTAGCACTAGGTAACGCTAAAACAACGCCAGTACCTTTGTTCATTGCCTGTTGTACTGGATCTAATACAGATATCTTATTCTCACTAATAAGTTTATTTATTAGCTGAGTAATATACTCTTCATCAAGTAATTCACCAACATTACCAAGATTATTTTCAATATTAGTAATCTTATTATTGATACTAGTTATACTCTGTTCAATATCATCTATACTAGACTCCAGATTAGTAATTCTGTTGTTAACAGTAGTTATCTTACTATCCAGGTTATTTATCTTACTAGTGAGTTCAGATATACTTTGATTAACTTCATTTTTGAAATCACTTATTGAAGATTCTATAGTAGTATCTATGTAGTTCTTAAGTCTATCATCACTAACTACTAAATCAACAATCTAGTTAATAGGAGCTTTAAAGTTCTAATCCTTTTCAGCTACAACCATGTATTCACTACCTTCAAGATTGCGCTTAGGATCTAGCTCCAATATCTTTATGCCATCACATTTATTCATAACTATTATTCTTTAAAGAATCCACTAGGAGCACTTACTTTATTAAATACTACACTATCAGTAGTAGCTAATGATAATTGAGCTCTAGTAACTATATGAGGATTATCTCTTCTAGCTGCATGAGTATCAATAGCATTCTGTGCATTAGTAATTAACTGTTTAAGCTCGTTAATTTGGGATTGTAAGTTATTATCTGCATTAGTTCTATTCTCAATCTCCTGATTAATTAATTCAGTAAGGTCAGTAACTTTACCATCTACATAAGTCTTAAGTTCATTCTTAGCCTTAGTAATCTCACTATTTATATAGCTTCTTAAATCACTAATTTGCTGATCAATCTTACTATCTAACTCTTGTATATTCTGAGTTAATTCAGTAATCTTCTGTTGAATAGAACTTAAATCTCCACCTATTACTTCAGTTATATCTTGACGTATTTCTTCAATACTAGAATTGATGTTAGTAATATCTTGGTTTATATCATCAATGTTGTTATTGATATCTGTAATATCCTACTTGATATTATTAATATCACCTTTGATATTATTAATCTCATTTCTAATATTGTTAATCTGAGTAGTTAACTCTTCTACTTTCTGATTAATATACTACCACAGTTTATTAACTTCCTCTTTAAGTTCATCTTTAAACTCAGCTAATTCATTTCTGATTTCAGTTATAGAATCATTAATAAACTGTTCTATCTAATCAAGAGCATTATTAATATAATCAATGATAGCATCTACTTGTTTATCATTCAGATCAAGCATCTCCCATGTATTAGTATCATTACGATAATATCTAATACAACCACCATAGTAGTTAGAAGTAACGTCAATCCAATAATCTACTTCTAGAGGATTAGGCTACGTATCTGATGCTCTAAATCTAACTATCTCTCTCTGTAACATATATTATGCTTTAAATGTTGTTATTTTATCTTCTGTGCCATCGTCATAGCAATCTATGTGCACCCAGTTGCACTGCTCCTCTAAACGTACTTTACATGGCAACAATAAAGGTTTAGCCTTTATTATCTCTCTTATTTCTTCTGCAGTCTTATCATCACATGTGAAGTCAATAGCATTACCTGTTACATGTGCAGATACATATACTCCTTTCTTACTCTTTACTAAAGGACACAGGTTACAACGCATACCTCTTTGATGCATGTTACCAATATTAATATGCATTGGCATACGTAAGATATCAGTACGTAGACACAGTAGTACATGTAGTAGCTATGTACTTAAGAACATCCATGATTGTTCTCCAAATCTACTATATATGTGATTACATACTAATTCCTTTACGTTAAAGTAAGGTTTAAGCTGTTTAATTATTTCTTCTCTCGGCATCATTGTTATTCATCATTAGAGCATCACCAACTAGATTGGCTGCTACGTTCATACCAAATTGTTTAGTATCATTATCTATCTCACTTACCTTTACGTTGATTTGAAGGAGCAGAAGATATATCTGCTCCAACAATTCTCTATCTGTCATATGTGCTAAGTATGGATTCATTATCTTACAAATATTACTGTAGCTGTTATTTCTTTGTATGAAGGGGATGTTCTAGTTATAGTAGCCTATACTTCCTAATACGAAGAGGTAGTGTCACTTATTGTTATAGTAGTCTGACCTGCACTTCCGCTAGTTGGAGATACAGTACTATAGTTAGTACCTTGTCCAATACGTGCTGTCCACGGTGAGGAACTATTTACTACTGCAGTAGCACTATTGCCACTGACCGTCTAACTAGAAGGTGTTACTGTAAATGTATCAGTTACCCCCCCCTAGCCCGCCGCTTGAGTTACTGTAACAATACCTTTACTTTTTCCTCCTACTTGTGTAAGAGTAAATGTAGCACTTCTCTATGAAGTTGTTATATTAGAAGTTATAACTATGCCGGTAGTATTAGTAGTATTACCATAATAAGTAAACCATTTAGAGTCGGTAGAGAATGTATAATCTACAGATTCTTCAGTTTCACTACCATCGGAGTGTAGTACTGTTTTGTAAGAATCAACGCTAAAATTAACATTCTATGCTGAACTAGATACACGTATAGAAGAAGGAGAAATTCTCATTCCATGTGTAGCATTATACTCTATCTGATATATGTTAATGTAACATTTTAAACCAGATTCAGCCTGAGTTAATGTAATAGTGCCCTGTCTAGGTAAACCACTTGTATTATGCGCTACAGTGTAACCACCATTACTATCAACCGTTATCCAGCTTACGTTAGCCGAGAAGCTCACATTATCAAAAAATACTCCATTCTTCCTACTTACATAAGTATAATCTCCTGACCAGTTAGTAGTCTTTGCTGGTACGTTATTAAACGTAATGCTCTCATATGAGGATGTTTCACCAGATTTTCTGACCCCTAAATAGTATTCATCAGCAGCTTTAGCCTCTTGACTAACATTAATAGTAAGTGTCTTACCAGAACCACTCTGAGTTAATACTACTTTTCCACTTCTTGCAGATCCACTATTATCGGATGCACTGATAGTAACTTTACTACTAGTAGTAGAAGTAGTTATCCAACTAGGCTTACTAGACACACTCCAAGATTGACTACTACCATTCTTAGTAGATATTACAGGTATATTGGCAGCAGTTCCATTAGCAGAGAAATCCCACGGGAAGCTTGCGCTAACATCTGAAGTACTGCCGTCATCCCAAGTAAATACATAATTATCTGCAGGTGGAGTATACCCTGTTTGAGTTAATTCGGCATAATCTCGTTTACCAGATTCATCCTAATCAAAATATACTTTTGCTGTTCTACCAGTAGTACTAGTAGTTGATTGTATAGTAAACGTAGAAGTACTCTTATTGAATGAAGCCCATGAAGGTAATGTACTACTATCTATGCTATAATCTACATCATAAGTACTGCTACCAACTGTCTTATAAGAACTAATAGTTACACTACCAGATCCACCACTAGAACCTACATTAACCTTATACGGATTAATAGAGAAGGTATAAGTAGTAGAAGGTGTAGCACCAGCTTGAGTAACTGTACAAGTAGCTGACTTACCACCATGAGTTGCTTTAATAGTTGCAGTTCTACTAGATGTAGATGTATTCTCTCCCAATGTTAAAGTACTAGGTGAAGAGCTACTACTAAGACTACCTAAGTTAGTAGATAATGTAGGATTACCTGTTTCTTCAGTAACATCACCACTAACCCAATATACAGTTCTCTTAGCACTAGCTGTAATAGTAGAAGTACCTCCACTACTAGATACACTAGTGGGACTAGCTGATACAGATATAGTCCATTCACCATATGAACTAACATCATCCCCATCCTGTGATAAACTAATAGTAACTGTCTTATTAGACTCATTCTGAGTTATAGTAACTGTACCTGTTCTATTTGAAGTAATTTCATTAGCAGAAGCACTTACTGTAGTTCCACTTAAAGAGAATCCAGTACCAGATATAGTAGTAGACTTTAATGATACACTGGTATCACCACTCTATTCTACTCCATCTAATACTTTTCTCTTATAAGAACTAACAGTGAAAGACTTACTGCCACCACCAGCTCCAAATGACATACTAGTAGGTGATACTGTTAAGTAGTAATTCCAAGTCTCTGCTTTCTTACGTATATCATCTATCTTTACACATTCATTAGCTCCATAAGTAGAAGCATTATCAATAACGATTAATGAATTAATAGCTAAAATCTAGGTCTTAGTAGGACATTCTGTCCCACTCTTACCTAGACTAAGCTTACTTAATATCATAGAATATGTTGCTATTTCATTACTCATGCTGCTTATTCTTTAAAGTTTCTATTTCAGCGTTAAGCTTTTCAATCTCATCCTTAAGCATCTTAACTCCTTCAATAGCTAATACGCCTAACATCTCATACTCTACCTTCTTAACCTTAACATACTCTTCACCATCTTTAGTGAATGATTCAAACTGTTCAGGATTACTTACTTCAGATTTAGGAGTATCACTTTCAGTTACTATATCTTCAAAACCTAATTCCTCTAAGTTCTATGCTATAGTACCTATTTGCTTCTAATCATTCATTATAAATGATACAGTAGGTATAGAGCATATCTAGTCTAGAGTATAGTCTAAAGGTTTAATATCTGATTTTAAACGGGCATCAGATTCTTTGAAGAAACCGCCTGATGCAGATACTTTACCGGAAGATGTAACATTACCTACTGTTATATTATCATAAGAGTATATAGACTATTTAGGAGTTATAGTTACTTCTCTAGTTACTCCAGAAGTAGGCATAGCAGCATTAGTTATACTTTGAACTAGATTATCTTTTGGAGCACTGGTATACGCATGAACATGGAATGTCTAATATGTTCTTGTCTATTTAAACCACAAATGAACATACCCTTGATGTATAAATGCTTTTATATCACCGAAGCTAGTTCCGTTGTTGACTCCAGTAGGTTGTAAAATCTCATTATTGTCGTCATAGTTATAAAACTATATTACTGTATCAAATGGAGGTTTACTATCATAAGAATTACCAAAAATTCTTACTGTTACCATTGTGTTACCATTAGATGGTATTCTTAGTTTTACTAAACAACCCTTATCGTAATTATATGCAGTATATGGGGAGTATCTTTTATCTAACTCATTAGCATAATTACCTTTATGGAGTAATTTATAATGAGTACCTCCATAATAGAAAGTTGCTCCTTCATCTAAACTATCTACTCTACCTAATGATATACACGGATGAGTTGTCAGTTTATCGTTATATAAATATGCGCCTAATGAATTTGTATACCCTACTTCTGCAGTTTGTGCTCCGCTATTAATAAACTAAACATAACTAGAAACATCAGTTCCATGTAAAGTTAAAGGAGTTACTGATGAAGTTTGATTTATTGTTGCTGGTACAGTTATAACAGAACCTGATGAATTCCATCTTTGCCATGTATTATTATCCTCATAGCTAGTTCCTATATAACAATAGTTAAAATTCTATCCTGATCCATATGCTCCAAATTTAGCTAATACTATGTCATTAGCATTAACAAATTCATAACCTCTATTCCAACCTCCTACAGTAGAAGTAGCCTTAATAGTAAAGACTCCGTCAGTACGTAAAACACAGTGATAACTATTAGTATTACCCACTGTTAAGTTACCAGTCATAGTATCACCAGCTTTTTTTACAAAAGCAGATGGACTAATACCACCAACTGTGTCAGCATTACCTGCATTAGCTGGTTTACCAACGCTTACAGTCTGTGCACTACCTCCAGATGGAGTTACTGTGAAATTACCAGCAGAACCATTAGCAAATGTATAAGTAGTATTAGTATTCTATGCAGGGATACCTAATGCAGTTATATCAGCTTTAGTTACAGCAGTAACACTAGCTACATGACTAGTAGAGTCAGTAGAGAACTTATAGAATCCAGATGATTTACTAGGTGCAGAACCAGCAGGATGTACATAGTTATTATATGTAGCTCCTTTAGTTAGAGTAAGAGTATCGCCACTAATAGATGCAGTAGTAACAGCATTACCAGAACCAGCTACAGTTACTTTACCAACCTTCTTAGCTAATTCTGTATTCATAGTAGACTACAGATTATTGATATTAGTCTATAACTGATTATCACCATCTTTTCTAGCTTGAATCTCTACATTCAAATCATTGATGATATCATTTGAACTATTCTCGATAAGCTCTTCTAATCTATCTACTTCAGTAGTTACTTTATTATCCAGATTAGTAATTCTATTAGGTATATTAACGTCTAAGTTCTGCTTATCAGTTGCAGTCATTACACCAGCTGCAGATTGAGTAGCAGCAGGTATAGTCTATGACTTAGTAATAGGATTAGCGTATGAGTTACTAGCTGCAGATAAATCAGATTGCTTATAATTAATAGTTACACTAGTTGCATTTCTAGATGTTGCATCTAAACCAGTAACTAGGTTATTAGGTAGTGAATCAAGCTTATCACCAGGATTCTGTATACTACCAAATTCATTATATAAGCTATCTAATCTACCTTTATCTATTGCAGACATAGCACCTGCATTAGTAGTTGTAGCTGATGGTATATCTATATTATCATCCTGTAATGGACCATAATTTAAACCATCTTTAGCTGCATACTTATAGTTAATCTTAACTAATTCACCAGTACTAGTAGTAGGAGTAAGATATGAAGTAAGCTTAGTAGGCATACTATTTAAAGCATCTCTATTAGCTTTACCTTTATCTCCAGGATACGCTGTACTAGGAGTTTCACCTAATGCTAAACTCTAACTAATTTCTAAGTATTGAGTACCAGTCCATCTATATGTTAAGTTAGTATCCTTAGCTACATATATCTTACCTGTTTCACCAGTTTGAGGGAATTGAGCTTTAGTAGAGAACTCTAATACATCATCTACATAAGATGGTAATTGAGCTGCAGGAACCTTACCAGTTGAGTCTAATTCAGCTAAACCGCTAGGTTGACCTTTAGTACTAATGAATGCATTTAAACTATTAGTAATAGTAGTATCGCCTGCTTTCCTATCTTCAATTTCTTTCTGTAAAGCATCTTCTAATGCATCAGTAACTCCATCAAACTTATTCTCTATACGGTCTATCTCAGCTTCTCTATCTGCAATCTCCTTATCAATCTTATCATCGAGATCGTCTATTCTATTGTTTAGATTAGAGTCTGCTTCCTTTAGATCTTCAATCTATCCAGGTATAGTAGTATTAAGTTCTACATAGTCTTCCTTACTCATGAGACCATCCATAGAAGCAGTAGCATTAGCTATACGTATATCCATATAGATATTGTTACCACTTTTAACGGTATTCCATGATACACAAGGAGTAGCATTCTATCTGAAAGTGATGCCATTAGTTACTAAGTCATAAGTAGATGTATTAGTACCATCTTTAAACTTAATGTTAGTTAATGCTAAATTACCTATATATACATACTGACCATTATCTGTAAGTACTTTAGTACCATCACCAGTAGTCTTAATTACTGTAGTAGTATATTGTTCTTTACTATAGTTTAATGAACCATCTACAGTAATAGTATCAAATACTACTTGAGATATATTATCTGTACCTTCTTCTTTAATAAAATCAGGGGATTCGATATATATAGTACCACCAACTATAGCTACTTCAGTTGCTAAATCTAAACCATTTCTCTTAGAGTTAATAGTATAGATGAGCTTACCTTCCTCTATAGCTTGCTTTAATGCGTCATAATCTTCTTGACTTACTTTACCATCAACGATAGTAGGATCAAAGATATACATAGTCATATCTTTAAACTCTATCATTCGGATCTTACCATTTCTTTCACCATCTTGGAATGGAATCATCTCCTATCCTGTGACAGCAGTACGTTCTGAAGCTTGACTAATCTTTAAACCTTTAATTCTTGCTATCATTGTCAATCAAATTATTTTCTTTCTACTATTCTAACAGTACTACACCGTTATCTTCCCATAACCAAGGATCTGCATCCTCTGTTAACAATGCTAATACATAAGGATCATATAATCCTTTAAAGTATCCATTACCACAACCACACTTAATACAATACGGTTTGAGTTTCATAGGTATACCACTATATAACTATGGTTTAACCTAATGTAAATATCTTTTTAGTATTTCAGAATCTATAGGAGTAGTAACACTAGATGCGTTACTAAACTCCAATAAATCTGTCAATTCATTGTATACTATGGTTGCTACAACATCTCTATTATTCCTAAGTATATTAGTTTTAAGTATAGAGTTTGTTTTACTGTTTATATATTCTTTTGCTTTATCCATAGTAATTATACGTTTGCGTATGTTTTGGTAGTAAGACTATTTTTTGCAAATATCAAACCTTCTGTTGGGTTTAATCTAGCAGAATAGGTATCACTTCCTAATACTTTTTGTATATATATACTACCATCTCCAGATATAGATATCTATGAACCATTACTACATCTAACATATATGTTTCCTTCGTTAGGAGACTAATCCTAAGTTCCGTATATATCTATTAGATAAAAGTCTGAATCTGTAGATTGAGGTACTCTCAGTCCACTAAAACTATCACCTGCTAATATTACTTTACCGTTAGTACTATCTCCTACATTAAGTTCATTAATTTCTCCAGAGGAATTCCAAGTGATATTACCTTTTGCCAACTGTCCACTACCATCAGAATTTAAACCAAACCACTCAGTAAATGGAGACTAAGCCTAACCCATACGCATGCCAGTTGAATCTAGTTTAAACTAATAATCACTTGTAAGCTATGATATATTATTTTTCTTTATATAAGTACCAGAAGTAGATAATGCACCACTGCTTGAATTATTAATCATACTCAACCCGCTACCATCTAGCGTAAGCTTAGTATCAGTTGTAGTTAACTACAACTAACTATTCTCAGAATCAGCAGCTAAGTGTATGCCTCCAGCTCCAAAGTAAGCTTCGCCATTCTCAAAGTCTAACAAGAAATTAGGTCTAAATGAATTAGAGGTATTCATAGGATCTGAAGTATTAATCAAATGATACTCAGAACTATCACCCCCACTAGCATTCTTACCTCTTTGTGAGAACATCAGGTTATTATTAAATACAGCTCCACCTACTAATGAGTTAGGTGCAATAAGTAAGTCAGTATAGATAGCCTCATAATTCTCTAATACAGTCCATGCACCGGATGTATCTGTAGCTGGAGATACATTATTCTATTGAGTACCAATCCACGTCATTACTGATTTCAAGAAGTAATAGTTACCGTCACTAGTATCATATACGTAAGGAGCTTTTTCTCCATCATTAATATATGGAGTACTAGTACTATATATACCAGCTGGATATGCTATAGGTTGTGAACCTACTGGATCTGGAGTAATTATACCTCCCATAGGATTAGGCTTAGACCAATATTGACCAGGCTCTAATTCGTCATTTATTATTCTACATTGAATAAACCATATGTAGTTATATTCATCACCACTAACTAACTCAGGAACATCTGTAGACCAACCTTTTGGATCTCTCTTACGCTTCATAGTGTCGCTCCATTGTTCTCCTGTATAAGTAGTTTCAGTACCTTTACAGTATCTAACTTCATAACCTACTCCAGGAACACCTGAACCACCATTATCACCAGTCATACCAGTCATATAGTATGGATCGCACCAGTCTTCTATCATAGTATTATCACTACCATTGATATAAGCAAAAGTAGCCCATAAGACTTTACCATCACTTAAAGCAGGAGCTGAAGAACTCCAACCAGAAGGATAACGAGTATCTTGGTCTAACGAAGGAGCTGAACTCCAACTATTGTTTCTAGCAAATCTGTATTCATAGTAGTTACCATCCATGCCTTGAACCTTACCTACATTTACCCAATCACTACCATTCCATACCCACAAGAAACCATCAATAACCCAACCGTCTCCTATCTAATTACCTTCCATTGGAAGATCATCCGTAGAGTCCAAAGTACCTTTAATAACAACGCCTTGACCAGTTACTTTTACTACAGCCCCCCATTCTATTACAGAACCTGTTTCACCTTGAACTAATGCTACAGATTTCCACCATATACCTGTGGACATATCAGGAGTAAGTACCCAACCATCACCAGGATTATATGGGTCATTACTAGTAGGCTTATCAGGTTGAGTCTAGCTCTATTTAAATGCTTCTACTTGATAATTAAAGTTATTACCATCAAGACCAGGTACACCTGTAATCAAATAAGGACCTTGCCAACCTCTTTCGTCTTCAGGTAAAGATTCATCAATTACTAATTGATTATCAAAAGTAACCAAAGCTTGAATACCCCATATTGCTTCTTTACCAGTTGCAGTAGGCATACCTACACCCCAGATACTACCAGGATTAATATTCAATCTATCTGGATCTCTAGGTTTAACATCACTACCAGATGTCTTAGTATACATTACTCTAAGATGATTACCGTCTTGACCATTATCTCCATATTTAGCCCATAATGACGGAGAACTAAAGTTACCCCATTTGTGAGTATCACCTTTATACTTTCTTTTACTAACCCATTCATATTTAAACTCTTCACTTACTCCCTTAGGATCATCTGTCCAAGGTTGTTCACCAGGAGCTGATTGAGGTATATATTCATCCTGATCTGGATTATTATCTGTAATCTCTTGAGGAGAAGCAGGTAATTTAGTACGCTGATATATATACTCTACTCCATCACCATCTTTACCATTCACTCCCCATTTGGACCAAATAGTAGGGTCACTCCATTCACTCCAACTGCCATCAGTTTGTAAGTTATGTGAACAAACCCATTCACATTGATACTATTCACTAATACCTGTAGGATGATCAGTCCAACCTTGTCTAATGGCTTCAGTTTGGCTATTACCTGTAGGTTTAGTAGGAGTAACTAAACTAGTTACAGTGAGTTTATATACAAACTCAATATTACTACCATCTGCACCATCATGCCCATCTGCCCCTGTAAGTCTTACAGGAGTACTCCAAGGCACTACTATTGTACCTTTACTAGAGAACGTAGCAGTAGACATCCATACATAACCATTAGGATTACTATCACTACCAGACCAACCTTCAGGATAAGTGATAGTATTGGTTTCATAATCCCAACTACCACCTACAGGAGTATCAGGTCTTTCTATACTCTTAGTAGACTTATATGCTATTACTACTCTAGTAGTATCTCCATCTATACCTGGTACACCATCAATACCGTCTTTACCGTCTTTACCATCTTTACCATCTTTACCGTCCTTACCTGCATCTCCTGTTCTACCTGCTGGTATGCCAAATGAGAATAAGAACTTATCTTTATCTAAAGATACAGATGCAGTAGGTGTACTTGATTCATATACATCCTTAATTGCAGCTTTAAACTTAGAATTACCTATAACTATATCAGCTACAGATTCAAGCGGTAATTTGTAGTTATTATCTTTTTCTGCAGTAACAATGTATTCACTACCTGTAGCTTCAAGCTTCTCTTCTAAGTCCAATATCTTTACACCATCACACTTTTGTATCATATCTATTTATTTTATAATTTACAATAACTATTACTGCAATTTCCTGTACTGCAAGTATTGTTAGAACAAGAGTAACAAATACCACTAAATAAAGTAGCAGAGTTACGCTCTTTCTCTAAGTGAAGACATTTATCGTTTTCTGTATTGAAACAATCACCTTTCTGAGTAAGAATAGCATTGTTACAGCAAGTACTAGCTGCACATTTTGGTTTAATAGATATCTCAAGTAATCTACAGATATCTACATATAATTGTAAAGCATCGCGATAGTAATCGGATGCTAAAGCATACTCAAGCAACTATCTCTTAAAGACTACTAACATTATGTTCTGCATAGTCTGATCATCTAAACAAGTTGAGCAGTGAGTATGTAATTTCCTAATCTCTGCCATATATACAATTGAAGGATTGTAGTATATGCCATGAAAATGAATTTCTTCCTATTCCGTAAAACATCTTAATGTAACATACTTCATATTCCAATCTAACTCTAGAATATCGTCATTAGTTACAGTTACATTATTTTCGGAATCTATTGTAATATTCTCAGAAAAGCTAATGTTATGTATAGGACTGTCTTCAAGTATGTTCTTTAAATTCCATACTTCATCTATATAAACTTCCTTACCATAGTTACTAAGATCTACTTCAGTCTCTATCTTAAAGGTCAGTTTATCACCATCTATTTGTATATTTGTTAATTTGTCCATATATCAACAATAAAAAAAGTGGAGAGTGGAATATTCCACAACTCCACTTCTGTAGTTTGTAAAAGGAATCTTATCCCAAATTCAATCTCTCTAACGTGGATTAGGCAATTGTCTTACCAGCAATAAATGACTGAATACCTTTATCTACAATAGAATCAACTAAACTAGGACAATAAACTTCCGTAGTCAACGGAGTAGTCTTGATGTACTGATTATCATTGCTCAAGTACAGGTTATCGTTTTCAATGATAGCATAATCATATTCTGCATCTTCTACTACTTTACGAGCCTGTTCAACAATAGGATATGCGCCAGTAAATACGTGACCTTTATAACCCATGTTACGTACTTCTGCATCACGTACTTGCTTCCAATAACCCTTACCAGGATTACCTGCAGTCTTTTCAATCTTAGCGCCAACAACAGCCTTAGGCTGATTAGCAAGTAATGCGCCAGGAATAGTTTCATACAGAGAAGCTTCCATAGATACAACGCTGTATTCATTCAGAGAATAAACGCCTTCATTATCATCCTTCGGCATGGCAGTCAAAGTCAGAACTGCAGCAGAAGCAGAAGCCTGTACTCTACGATTCTTATGAGCATTGATCTTCTTCAAGAAAGCAGCAACCAAATCTTCAGCATCCGTAGTGTCAGCATATACTTCATAGGTGTGAGTAAACTGGAAGTTGTTTACTTCAAAATCCTTATAAACAATACGCAAAACGTAACGATTGCCAGCAATAATAGTAGCGTTAGTTAAAGTGATTACAATCTTTTCTTCAACAGGAGCTACATATTCGCCAATTACTGCAGACGGTTTAGAAGCTTTCTGAATTTCAGTAGAGAAATCAATATTAGCTTTCTGTGCTACTGTACCATTAGGCATAGTAACATTCATCTTTTCACCTGCTACACCTACATACAGAGAGTTAGCATTTACTGCATCAGCAGCAGTTTTAATAAGAGCCTTATTCTCATCGAACAAAGCAACATCACCAACAGCTAATGCATCTACTGTAGTATAAGAAGCAGGAGCTTGTTTTCCGATTAATACGGAATGTACTGATTGTAACATATTAAAATATTAAAATTAAATTAGACATTAGCGCTTAGTCTATTCGCTTACTTTCTACTTTCATTATTTCAGATTTCCACGTTGGTAAGCGCCTTAATTATTCGTCCTAAGATTTCTTAGAACTTGTATTAGGTATAGTTTGTACTATCATTTGAACTGCTAGATCAACTATATCCTAATGTGTATTTTCTGGAAGATCTGTATATTCTTTAGTAAGATCACTTACATTACCCAGATCTTTTGCTTTTCTTAAGTAGGTAAGTTCATAAGAACTTATATCATAATTACCATCAGTATATAATACAATTTTATTGTCAGTATATACTCTAATAGGCTTTGCTTGATTATAACGCAATCTGTGATCTGATAGACTATTACTTAGTCTAGAGCTTACTGTCTCTATTGTAGCCTCTATTACATCAGATTCACGAGTAATTAAGTTATTGCATTTATTATCCTTTATACTTATGTATACATTTTCACCAAGTGCAAACATATAATCTTCAGGATAATCAGTTTCCCATTTGTTACCTAACTTACTAAAATTATAAGTAGTATAATCTTTAGTATTTACTAAAGTACGTATGTTATCAGTAATCTCTTGATTCCTCTAGAATACTCTAAAATTCTATTTAACATATTCGTCTTTAGCTTTATTTATAAAATGAAACAAAGTATCTGAAGGAAACTTGATAGTTTCATTATAATTAGGTATGATATTGTTAAGCTACCTCTCTATATTTATTTGAAAATCTCTCTCACACATAATTATTCAGATACTTGGTTTAACTAAAACTTAGAAGATTGTCTCTGAGATTCTATATTCTCTAAAGCAATTACTACAGCTCTATTAATAATCTCATACATGACATCCTCAGGAAAATCTAATTCTTGTTCAGGTTTAGTATAATCAAACTTAGTTGGTTTCTTAACATAAGTGAGATCTACTCTATAGAACTCTGTATTATCTTCTACTCTTGGAGCATACATAGGATCCTGCATTAAAACAGGATCTACGTATACTAAGAGTTTATCATTTTCTAAAGTAGCTACTGGATTCTCTACCCAAGGTATATTATTATAAGTCTGCTTAAAAGGCTTTACTAATTCATGGCTAGTAAGTACGCAGTTAGTCTAGAATTGTCCATACTTAAGTAATACACTAAGTATAGTCATTCTATTATCTTCATCATGAACATCTTCTAATGCATACTCATTATAGTCTGTATGTACAGCATGAAGATTAACATCTGTAGCTATTAACTTCTCTATCTCAGATAAGTTAGATACAGAACCTTCTAAACCTACTCTTAAAGCATTATTGCCAGTAATCTTATTACTTAAGATTTCTAACTATGCTTGATTAAGAAATAAGTCTACTTCTTCATCTAAGAACGCTGGGCATCCACCATAAGCAATACCTTCTGCATTCTTATCCAGAACTACCTTGAAAATTATATGAGAATCTTTATTAGTCATTACTTAGATTTAATTTCATTGAGTATCGCTAATTTAATATCTTGATTCTTTTTATCTTGCAAATAAGCAATAACATCATCAATACCATTACCAATCAAATCTGTACCAAAGAAATATTGAGTACGATTCTTTCTAATAATGTTTTTAGCAATAGCTTCTTCAATTACGAAGTTAATTTCTTTATTTGGGTTTTTTACCCATTTCAGCATAAACTTTTCAGGAGAAGTCTCAACTTGTTCTGTAAGTTTAGCTTCAACTAATTCATTTGACATTGTATCTGATTTCATACCATACAGACGTAAGCACTTACGCATATCTTCAATAGACATTTTATCGAGCTCACGATAAGCTTCACGTTTAACTTTGTTAACACGATTAGCCTGTTCAGCCTCTGCATCTTTATTAATCAGTACATAATCTTTAGAAGGATTCATATTAGACAAACCATCTGCTACTCTTTTATGACCTTTAAGAAATAAGTATTGCAATTCATCTAAAGGTTTCTCAGTATCAAGAATCAAATCTCTCTTACCGATTTTAACTGCAAAGGTAGTCCAAAAGTCACTATTAGGAGCTAATTCACCTTCTTCTTTATTTAAGGCTTTTTCCAATCTACGAGCATCTTCTGAGCTCAAGCCAGTATAGGTATTACCAGATCCAGTCCAGTACGGACCTACATAATCATATGTTGTAGGCCATTTAGTAAGCCCTGTCCAAGGATTTACTTTCATTATTCTAACGATTACTTCCATAATACTTTGTATTGGATTTATCCTGTTATTCTTTATATTTCCAAATATATTTTACATTGTTCCAAGCTCTGCCATTAGAGGGATCTACTGGATTTTGGAGCTTCCTTTGAATGGATCGTCTATCAGATTTAGTAGACCTAGAAGCCTCTATTATTGAAGGGAATTCTGCTATTAGATTACCTTCTTTGTCATATTGACAAATTGCCTTAGCTGATTTCATTCCATTGTCTATAGCTGCTTGTTTCTGCTTATCTGATAATTGTCTGTTAACACGCTTTTCTATATTAGCGTTTTTACAAGCTTCAGATATAGTAGGTTTCCAAGTAGGATCTTTAGCATATAAAGTAGCAGGAACTGTACTAGGTATATCAGGATACTCAGATTTATAAACCCAAATGTACGGATTTCTTTTTGACCCTACTATATTTTGATGCTTAAGAGCAGTAATAATAGTAGTAGGGCTCATGCTAAGTTCCTTAGCTGCTATATTTACTCCATCAAATTCTTTTATGAAGTTTCCTTCTTTGGTATACTGAAGTATAGGTTTACGTCTGTTGTCTCCTATCTTTCCAGATTCCCAGTAAGCTACTCTACCTTCTGTTCTTACTTTACCAGCTCCTGATAGTTTCTCTCTAGTCTCTTCTGAGACTTCTCTACCAAGAGCTTTTTGACGAATCTTATCTCTAGTTTCCATAGTAACATATCTACCGACAGTACCATCTCCACCTTCAGTCATATTATAACCAAATTCGTCTTGAAGAGAGTTATATTCAGAAATGTAATATTTTTCTTTTTCTATAAGTTCTTCCCAACTATTACAGAAATCGAGCAATTCAATTGAGAAGTTCTCTTTACCATACTTACGTATGGCATTGTGTAATTTGAAAGGGCATCCGTGCTCGGCATTATAGAGATGTTCCTTCCACCGAGCACTTAAACCTTTACTTGTAATGCCAATGTAAACCTTGTTATTTACTTTATTAGTTACCTTGTAAACATCATAAGATCTCATCATAATTTCTAGATTTTAGTTATATTCTATATAACGCTAATCTAACCGCAAGGTCTCTAATAAGTGTAATTATTTAACAAACTTTAACATTTAGCTCTTATTCTAATATCAATTCTCCACACGCACGAGGGTCCCTCAACATTATTCCCATTTCTCCAAGGAAGAATACAGTATAACCGTCCTTACCATTAGATCTCAAGGTATCCTTAGACTTAGCATAACCAGACGGAGCAACAGCACCACCAGTATACCAAGTTACGAATTCACGATCCTTACGAACTACCTTAACGATATTAGCTTCACCATCACGACGACCAAGATCCAAGAAAGTCATACGATATGATTCCTTCGGTTTCAAGGTTACAGGATGCAACTCACGATTGTAAGTAGGATCGTCATACAACGGGAAATATTTCAAAGTCAACTCGATACCATTAGTCATCTTATAAGTCTTGAACTGACCACCAAAAGTCAAGTTATCACCAGAACCAGTTACAAATACTGTATCCATTAAGTTCATAGTAGCTACCTTTTCTTTTAAGATACGGTCAAATTCACGCATACCCATTTCACCAGTCAAGGCAACAAACTTACGTTCGTTAGTACCCAGACAGTTATAAGACAGGTCAAACAAGAAGTCTTCCAACATCTCACCAGTCAAGTGGGTGTAGTAACGTCTATTAGACGGAGCAATCTGTTCCAACAGACCAGCACCAATAAATACTGGACGACCGTTAGTACCCTTCAGATTACAAGAACCATCTCTGTTAACATTAGTCTTCATATAAACGAGCATACGTTCACATCTCTTGTACCATTCACGTAAAGCTTTCCATTCCTGATAATCAGCCCACAGATAAGAAGTCTTGCCAGTAGCAGGATCCTTCAAAGCAATTGCCATTACTGTAGAATAAGCTGAACCAGTAATATCATAGTTAACACGAATAGTGGTAAGATAGTTGCGCATCTTGAAGTGAGTGTTGTAGTTCAGGATATCACCCTCTTCACTGTATTCTTCGTATGCAGAAGCAAGACGAGATACTTGTTTTCCAGCTTCAAGATATTCAGAAGGAATATAAGAAGTAGGCTGACCATCTGCTACAAAGCAGGTATATACCCACAGATTACCGTCTTGATAAGGAGCACCTGATACACGTACTTGGAACTCTCTGTTATCAAATTCGAGAATAGCACCAGGACCAAACCAATTATCTTCTAACCACAACATAATAGGAGTGTTACCCAAACCTGCAGTAGAAGTAGCAGTAATAGCTGCGCCATTCCATTTAGCGTCTCTAATTGTTACGGCTCTGTCATTATCAACCATTACAGACCATTCAAAAGAAGGCTGATCAATTGTCATTACATTGCCAAGACCACCTGTCAACATATCCAAAGAAGTGCTATAACCACTATCTTTTGTACCAAATACGTAAGACAAGATAGTAGACACCTGATACGGATTCTGCTGAGAAGCTACTGAAATCTTAGCAGTATCAATCAAGTCGGAGAACCACTTTCCTTTGTATAATTGAAGGTTATTAAGAATATTGTTATCCATAAAAATACTAGTAATTTAATTTTTTAATTATTTAATTTTATTATGCGACACGTAGTTGTCGTGCGAAAGCATCCCAGATAGATGAGTTGCTATCGTTATTTATCACTTGCCTTTTAGATTTCTTAGATACTCCACTATTTCTAGATAGTGTATTCTTGAAATTATCAATAGCATCTTTTTTACCTTTCTTCTTAGCTATATCAATTAAGGTATCACCTTTCATTGTAAAGTAAGCAGAAGTGATTAAATTCTTAAGGCTTTTAGCATAATCTTTCTAGTATCTAGTAATGCCGTCTGCATCCGGTTTGAATATGTATTCCAACAGGGCTTTCTTATCCTTCTCAGGAATATCAATTCCATAGATACTATCCATGCCTTTTATTTCTGTGACAACGTTATTAAAGAAGTCACGTTGTTGCTTTTCAGCCTCTCTGGCCTATTTTTCCTGGTTGGCTAATAGCTCTTCTTTACGTGCAACTTTAATGTCTCTAAGAGCCTCTAAAGCATCTGTAGCCTCATCCTCCAGTAAGCCAGCTTCTTCATATTTGTTAAGTTTCTTTTCAATTTGTTTTGAAGTAAAGCCTTTCTCTTTTAGAAATTCTTTAATAACTAGTTTTTGATTTACTTCATCATCTTCTATCTCGATATTGTCAATATCAAGATCAGCATCAATACTAAAATAATCTTTAAGCTTACCTCCATTATGAACAAATTTATCAAGCTTTTCTACTTCCTCACTAGCATACTGAGGGGTAGAATTTTCTTCTATTACTTCCTTAAAGTAATCAATTAGATCTTCAGCAGTTCTAGGCTTTTCATCATCTTCTACGTCATCCCATCCTAATTGTGAAGCTAATGAATCAAAGAATCCTACGATTATTTCTTCATCGCTTGTATCATTTCCACCATCGGTATTATCACTATTAGTTTCTTGTTCCCCACCCTCATCCTCATCTTCATTAGTTTCTGTATCTTCAGATTTGGATTTCTTTTGAGTTTTAGTAGTTTTTTTAGGTTTAGATGTAACATCTTCATCTTCCTCTTCATTATCTTCATCTTCGAGCTCATCATCTTCTACTTTAGTAGTTTTCTTAGGTTTAGGATTACGTAATGCCTCTAACTCTTCATCTGTTAGTTCTTCTGCTGCTGCATCAATTACGTCAGTATCATTATCTTCTGTTTTAGTCTTAGTACCTACATGAGGGTTTAAGGTGTCTAATATAGCCTCAAAACCATTCAATGTGTTCTTTGCTTCCATAATTATATATAATTAGATTTATTTTTTAATAGTTTTTAGTAGCTCCTAACTCGTAACATCTTTTTATTAAAAATTCAATCACTTCATGAGCTTCTTCTTGTGTAAAATATTTTTTATCTTCAAACAATTTAATAGAGTTTATCTAGTCTTCCGATAAAATATCTTCTATATTATAAGAATCCTATGATGGAGGCATTATAACATCTGGTAAATAATAATACGAATGTTCATCTATATACTTATCTAAAGTATTGACTCCCGTTACATAAGTATGTAATTTATTATTAATTTCTGCTCTCATTGTTTGTAAAAATATTTATTTGCTCCTATAGCTCCAACTCCAAGAAGAGGAACTGTATTAAACCATTTAGTATATGATTTTAAAGATTTAAATTGATTGCTAGCCTTCTTGACAGAATCCATACCTTTCGGTAATTTATCTAACGCTGTCTTTATTAAAGAAGGAGTAACAACCTAATCTCTAGTATCTATCATCTTATTAGCATACATAAATTCTCTTAATTGATTCATATACGCTTTCTATTCTGTAGGACTAGAAAAATACTTACTAACAGAGTCAGAATATGGTTTAATAGCCGATCTCATCCACTTATACATGTTACTAGAACCTACTGCGTCCGGAGATTGATTTTTTAAAAAGTCACTAAAGTGATTAATTTCGTGTGTAGTACTGCCATAAGGAACTCCTCTATCTATATTGAACATATAATCATATTCCCCTATTTTAGGGAAATCTCCTCCTTCTTTATGTCTAGTAGTAGCGGATCCTTGCGTTTGCATTTTACCTCTAGCTTCTCCTAAAGATAGGCTCCCTTTAGCTTTTGGTAATAATTCTGGTGATTCGTTATATGCATTGATTATATCTGCATATATAGAAGTATAATCATCTCCGTATTTATTCTTTACTTGTTGTGCTCTTCTCATATAAGAGGGATCATCCATTAATCTCTCCGCTATATTATACGTCTCGTTATTCAAACGAGTAGCCATTTTTGCTTCTTTATTTTGTGCTCTAAGTATTCTATCTATCTAATCTGTTCCAGTTCTACGTACTGTAGGTGTAGCTCTTTTTATCGCATTAGGAACGAATGGTATTACAGTAAGAGCAGCTAATCCAGCACCTAACCAATCTCTATTCTTTACTGCATCATAAGCGTCTTTAGCCGATATAGCATCACCAATAGGAGTCATATTAGCAGCATCTTCAAGATTAAATACAGGTTTTAAACCTTCTTCTAAAGGTCTACCACTACTACTTCTACCTGTAGCTTGATAGAATCTTTCCTTCTCAGGATCACCTGTCTGACCACCATCTGCAAATGCTTCTACCTTCCAATCCCAATAGCCTTTACCGGGATTATTCTCCCGGTAAGACTTTAGGTTTTGCATTCTCTATTTAAATGCTTGTTTATCCATAATCTTTCAATTATTTCTTTCCGCCTTTTCCGCCTTTGGATTTCTTTCCGCCCTTGCAAGCCATAATTAATTCCTCCTATTATTTAATTGTTTTAAGATACTGTTTCCAATTCTTCTTATTAGCCTTATAAGTCTTCTTTCTGTCTTTAATCTTGTACTTATCAAGATCCTCAGGCTTACGTGTTTTCAGATAATCAAAGTTATCGTCATTAGCATAAGCTTCCATCTCATAAGGAATAGTATAGTAAGCACTAGATGCAGGATAGATAATCGGATTACCTTTAATCCATGACCATGCATAAGACCAATAATAACTCATCCATCTCTTTCTATCTTTAGCTTGATAGAGATGAATATTTTCGTGATTCCAAGTAGTAGGTTTAATCTGAGACTCAGGTTTTCTACTTAACAAGTAACCACACCAGCTCATTGCAGAGTAACCACTAAACGGATAGTGATCCATATGCTTATACTCTACTTTATCTGCTTTTACTTTAGTGAATAGCTATTTAATTATCCACCATGTTTCTTTAAACCAATTCATAATTATTTACTCTTTTTAGCTTCTGCGTTTGTCTTATTCTTAAGTGCTGTTTTAGCTTTTAATCTCTCTCTTTCCATTGCGGCTTTATCTTTAGCTGCCTGCAACTTCATTTCATGATCCATTCTTTCTCTTTCAAGCTGATTCTTCTTATCTTCTATTTCTTTTTTCATCTTCTGCTCTCTAATCTTAGCATTGAATTCAAATTGTTTAGAAGCTTCATCAGATGCTTGTTTACGTTCAGCTAAAGCTTGTTGAGCTATCTCTACTGGATCTGGAATTCCGTTACCATCTTGATCCATATTTTCAGCACCTCTATAAGCATTAAGTTGAGCTACAGTAATTTTAGTAGCATTATCTTGATCTATCTTATACTTCTCAAGATCCATTTCTGCTTCTTTAATCATGAGCTCCTCTTCCTTAATCTCATTTTGCATTTGAATAGCTTGCTGTTCACGTTCTGCTTGAGCTTGTTCCATAGCTTGTTGCTGCTCCATACGTTTCTGTTCAATCTCTTCTAATCTAGACTTAATCATACTAATATTATCCATAGTAATGATTTCAGCTATATCAAGTAAACTAGCACCGTTCTGCATAGCAGGTTGCATAAGTTGTTTAAGAGCTTCTACTTGTTGTTGATTCTTAGTAGTATCATCAATGAATATATCCATATCTTCATAGAAGAACTCATCAGAAAGAGTTATAAATGCTCTAGTAGCATCATCAAGGATATAATGTAAGCATCTTTTATTATCTTTCCACGCTACTTTGGAAGTATCTAATAACATAGTAAGAGCTTCTTTCTTTACTTGATTATGAACCCAGAACCAAGGTTCAGTAATATGAGCTGACTATACTATAGATCTCTCTACATTACCTACTAATTCATTAGATGCAACAGAACCTTCACGCTATTTACTTACTCCTGATATTTCTGATACCATAGCTTCAATCTTATCCATAAGATTAATGTACTAATCAATAGTATTAGCCATAGTAAGATCTAATGAAGTAAATTGATTGAACTGAGATGGCTTACCGCCTTCTCTACCAGGTATATCCCATCCTTCTTCGTATGGGTTAATAAATGCTACGCCAAGAGCACCTAAGTAATGCATCCACTTATTCACATCTATACCCATAGATTTAGGTATCTGAGTAACATCAATAACAGGCACTTTACCTTTATCTCTAGCCATAGCAAGTTCTAGTCTATACCATAGTACGATATACATATATTGTAATGGCTTCATCATACTTACCAAAGATCTAGGAGCACTATTAGTATTATTGTATACAACTCCTGTATAAGGTAATTTTTGAGAGTTAAGATTATCAGCAGATATGTGTTGGTATTCTAGTGGCTATATACCTATATATAAGTCTTCTCCAACTCTATAACCTTCCCATACCTCTATAATCCAAGTCCATTCAACGTTCAACTCCATACCAGTAACCTTGTAGGACTCGTCTACTTGTAACTCATCAATTTCTCCAGTATTAGGATCTTGATAAGTAACGAAACCTATTTTCTTAAATGACTTCCAACAGCAATGCCAAACATTAATGTTATCAGACCCTTCAAACGGATTTGAAGTTAACCCATTAATGGTTTTTGTCTTTAAGTGAGGGTAATCCATAGATGTCTTACGTACTTCAGGATTAATGCCTCCCCTGCTTACATCATCTACCATTTCAAGCAATTCATTTAATTGCTTTTCTGTCATTTTATCATAGAATCTATCATAAATTTCTGTAGCTGACATAATCATCTTACGGCAACACCAATCAGAGTCATGAATGAATTCTAAGTCTGCGCTCTAGTCATAACTAAAGTAAAGAGGATTAACTCGTTCTAAATAAGGATTACCATTTATAATACCAACATAGTATATTTCTTCTCCAGCTATCAATGCATCCTTCCAACCTTTATAAAACTCATGAACTACATTAAGTTTATTCTTAAGATAGTTGAGACTATGGTATGCTGTTACTTCTGCTATATCTTTATAATCCTTACTTAGATATTTCTATATCTTTTCTGGAGGTAATATTTCACCATTCTATAATGCTTGTTGATATCTCTAAGCCTCTTCAGGACCTAATTGACTCATAATAGTAGCCATTACATAATCTTCCAGCATTTGTTTAGCAGTATCTTGTACTTCACTAGTAGCTATATCACTAGTACGTACTACTCTAAAATTAAATGGTCTTTTTGTTTCTTCACCTAATAATAAGTCTATTTTAGGCTTAATTATATTATAATCCTATGCTGTAGCAGGAAACCCATCCTTCTATTTAAAAGGATTTGTAACGTACAAAAGATCTTTCTCATTGTAGATACTATTATATAAATCATAGTAAGTCTACATCTCCTCATATCTAGTACGCCCATTTCTACCACCTCCACTATTAAAGCCTGACTTACCTATTATATAGTCAACATTGGCACGTTTCCAGTCCTCCGTTTTTTTACTCATTGGGAGTTTCTATATTGGCATACTCCCTATATTCTTACTAACCATATTAATGTTGTTTGTATTTCCAAATATATTTACGGGCAGTAGCCTTTGGATTATTACATGCTCTCCACAAATCTTTCAGACAAATTCCTAATGAACGAGCAATTTCATTCATACTACACCACTCTTTTACCAATTCTCCATCTGCGCTAAACTATAGTATTGGTTTACTACGTTTTTTACTACTTCTATAATTTCCTGTTCCGTAGTTTTTGTTGTATTTTCTAGTGCACATTTCTAAATTAGATAAACTATTATCTAGTTTGTCTTCATTTTTGTGATTTACTTCTAGATCATCAGAATAATTGTCAAAAAACGCTTTAGCAATTAATCTGTGAACTAAATGATTACTATGTACTCCATCTTTACATAAAGTAATACACCAATATTTGGAACGTATGCTTTGATTCATTATTCTTTCTGGTATTACGTAAGAATACGTTCCTGGTCTATAACCAGTTCTAATTACAGTAACTTCTCTGCATTTAGATTTAATTCTTCCGGAACTACTTACCTAATATAGATCTTCATAGCCTGGTATATCTTTCCAAATTTCTCTAATCATATTCTGTTAATTAAATGTATATACATCGTCATCGACTTGACTGAAGTTATCGTCATAACTCCAGCTACTATAAGTAAAGAGAGGGCCGTCGAATAATAATCTCTCTCTGTTAGTTTTCTTCTTCTCTTTTACAACTACATTATATAGTTGTTCACGATAGATCATTACCTGCATCAACGCCATCACACGGTCAAAGTTACCTATATCATTATAACCTATAAGCTCTTCTAATAGCGGTTCTGATAATATATCGTGTAGGTTTTTATGCCCTGGAGATTTCTCATCATTTAACCAATCTTTAATGAGTCCTTCACCCCATTGTTTAATTTGTTTATTCATGTGACAACCTTTCTTTCGTTGCACTTTAGAATTGCTGATGATATCAGATATAATGTCTGGCTAATCAGCCAAAAGATAGTCACAATGCTTAGCAGTAAAGTATGGAAACAAACCTTTACGCTCATTTTCATACATAATTCTGCCATTGTAATAAACTGCGAGTTTACGTAAGTTTTCATAATATTCCTCTGCTGTAGCAGGCCTTCCTGTATACTCAGCTACTATTATATCATAGTAGTTTTCAAAATTCTAAAATCTCTTATATACAAAAGTAGAACCTAATGAATTAGTACCAGATTGATCATGATCATAAGGGTCTACTCCAAGTATATATAAACCAATAGGAGCATCCTTTACAGGATGTTCCCATATAACTATAGAACCAGTAGGATCATCCTCTTTGGATAGAGGATAATGAGTAATATCACCTTGTTTTTTTATTACCCATTTAAGACTACCATCTGATTCCCATACTAAATCACCTATCTATTTATGATTTGATAATTTCTTATTTGTACGTATTTTAGCTAGTTGTTCTTGTAACTCTTTCTTCGGGAATATATTACCATTGAATTCTAGACATGCTTCAGCTGGAGTAATACAACGTTCTGCCACATAACGGTCTACTGCTACAGAACTAGTGGCATTCTCTATTACGTCTTTACGCTGTTGTAATACATATTCTAAAGCTTTATGTCTTATAGTATTACCATCATTATCCATATACATACGATTCCCCTATTCATCTCGTATGTCCATGTTTGTATACTGAGGTATGAAGAAACCACATTTAGTATCTCCTACATTCTCATCCCATATGTTATCGAGCTCTAAACAATTATAACCTTTAGGCTTATAAAACATGTCTTTAAGAGTAAAGAAGTTAGAATCTTCATCCCCACCAGTACCAAATGCTATCATAGTAGCAAATGCTCTACCGTCATTCTCTACAGAAGGTCTAGCAATTTGCCATGCTGCACCTAATTCTTTAAATGAACCAGCTTCTTCAAATAGAATAAGGTTAGCTTTTTTACCACGTACTACATCAGGATTGTCTTTCAAAGTAACCCCAATAATTTCAGATTTATAACCTACTTCTATTTGATTACCGTATTCATCCTTCATACTTACTGCAGCACGTTTACGTAACTGAGTATTTACAGCTCTTTTCTTACCCCATGCAGTATGTTCATCTATAAAGTCTAAGTAGTCCCAAGCTTTAGTAAGGATACCATCATCTGTTAAATATTGCTTATTTGAAGCATATACATATGATTTTGAGTTAGGTATAAGATAGTAATTACGACATAACATAGCTGCTCCTTTATAGGAGTAACCTTTACGTCTAGACTTAAGTACACATAAATGTTTACCCTATTTATGAGCTTCATTTACTGCATTAAAATAATAATAATCGTAGTCCCAAAAATCAGGAAATGTAACCAACTATTCTGATACTACTTCCCCATTTACTATACTATTGACAGTACGATTAATAGGACAATAATTTAAATAAAAATAGTTATATCCACTAATGAAGTCACCATCATCAGCTGTATAACCATTAATACAACGTTCCTTTTCCTCTGTCCAGAAACGCATATATTCTGCCGTACCTTTAGGGTGTGGGCAGTATTGACCTGTTCTAATATATGTAAGAGCAGGCTATCTGAACTTATTACTATTTACTATCTTTTTATTAAAGTCTACCATATTGTATATTTAAAAGGGGCGCGTTTCACAACGAACCCCTTCTATTGAGATAATATTTATTAACCTAAAATTCTCTTAATCATGAAAAATATATTGGGGAGATTTCTGTAGCTGTAACCTAGTTTCTTGAGCTGTGGTTTTATACGCCGTATGTTTAGTACTCCCCACCTGGGCTAATATTACCCCAGACTACCTGTTCACGATAACTACCTATCCAACAAGTTTCCTTCTGCTATTATAGTTTCAAAGGACTGGTATTTTAAATTAGTAGTCCCTGTAGGTATCGATCCCACTCCTCCCGGGTTCATACTACACTTACTTTTACATAAGCCTTCTCAGTGAGAAGTTGTAGTCTGGACTATTTCATGACCATATTCTACTAGAACTTAGGCCTCTCCCGTATAGTCTCTACGCCATTTATCAGCAGATGCTGAATTTAGTAAGCCATCGCCAAAGTAATATCGCTATTACGAGGTTTCTGTTTGTTAGAGAGATTTTTCAATACATATTTCTACGTAAAGCTCCTACCTAAAAGAGCCGGGCGCGCTAGCCAGTACGCAAAGGGACAGTGCACGTGGATATTCTTACCCTCCACGTAAGGGCCCCTTAAGGGTTAAATTAATGATATCTATAAATTTAAAACCAGCTCTTGATACGCTTAGCTATTCTTTTATACCAAGGTTTTACTTGCAATCTAGCTGCTTCACATTCAGCAATTGCTTCCTCAACAGTTTTGGTATCATCAGTTAAATCTACGATAATTGTAGGCATTTTTGTATTTTTATCCATAATCTCAATTTTGTATTATTAAACGTTGTTGTTATTTTTTAGTGTTTATCAAATGTTATACTCTAACATTTTGATTAGGAAGTTCAAATAGATTAATCTTAGCGTCACCTTTTACTTTACTAGTTTCAAGCTCACCAGACTTAACAGCTTTCTCTAAGTAATCTAGAGTAACGAATGTATCTTTTACTTTGGCGAATCCTGCATAATACTTCTCTATTTTCTTTTCATCAAGTTCTTCTAATAGAGAATCTTTATAGTATTTATTGAAGGTATCTAGCTTTAATCTAATGCTATCTAGCATATCTAAAGTACGAGTATGTTGTAACCTAATAAAGCTATCTTCTGCTTTTTGTTCATCTTCAGTAAGCTCATAATCTGTATTTCCTAAGAATTCTTCTTTTAGCTTACTTTCTATTTGATCATATGGAATACTCAGTACATAAGGACTATCCCATTTATTCTTAAATACTATATAACTAAGTATTGCAGTAGCGTGTTGTTTATCAGCTTTATCTGATTCCCATATTTTCTTAAAAGCAGGTATAGCTAAAGCGTTTTCATGTATTACTACTTTTCCTCCTATTATATCAAATAGTTTCATAATTATTATATATTAGTTACTTGATACGTTTGAGACACATTCACACTTAGAGAAAGTGCTGCTTATTTTATGTTTTTTATCTTGCATCTTTGCAATATGATCTTTAATAGTTTTATCACTAATTACAGCATAAACAAAAGTTTTATCATCAAGTTTATATGTTTTTGCTATTAAATCACCCTTAGATACTTTTACATTTTCAGTAGTTCCATCTTTTTTTGTGATACTGTATTCTCCATCTTCAGGAACAATCCATATATAATCGAAATAGAAACTATCTAAAACAGTTACCTCATTTGTATCCGGATTATAACCTATCATGCAACTACTATTATTGTCATTTACGTATTTATTCATAATTAATCTATTCTATAATCAGTATAATATTCTTTTTGTAATCTCGCTAATATTACTCTAGCTTGTTTCTCTGAACAATTAGGATTTGTATATTCAGGATTATTCTGATACTTGTTTATCACTGTCTGATAATACGCTATCTCCTGTTCTAGACTTTCCTTTGTTATATTCATAAATAGTTTCTTCTACTAAGTCTTTTAATCTATCTTTATAGGAACACAGTTTTGCTATAACCTCTTCATTAGAACCATATAAATTACGATCTGTAATTATTCCTTTAACTACATTTTTGTTATTATCTTCTATAATAGCTCCAGTTTCATCTTCGCTTAACCAGTAATTAAAGTTCGTTTTTTTAGCCAGCTCTTTAGATAGCTCTCTAATCGAACGAGATATTTCTTTCTTTAAACCACTGATAGTGTCAAATTCAGATCTTCTATCTAACTCTTCTTTGGAAGAAAGTTGTATCTTATCGAGTATGTCATTACAACTATTTATTTTTTCTTCAATACGCTCATCTAGAGCTTTAGATAAATCTTCAACAGTTGCTTTTCTAAAAGTGTGTTTACTTATCCACAGCATTGCTATTGCATTCCAAGCAACTTGAGCTAAGTGATGGCAACCAGTATCTTTGTCAATAGCATTACCTTTTTCATACTCAAGTAAGTGTCTTAGCATGGCAGCTTTATAGCGTTGGTAACCATTATCTAAGTTCTGCCAATTATTATCACCATACTTGATAGAACCGGCTGTGTATACTTTTACGATGTCTTCAATTTCTTCTAGGGGCAACAAATCCCATCTTAATTTCTTGTCTAAGAAATCATTCTTCTTTCCTTCCATCTTCTTTATTTCTTAAATAATCTATCATAAATTGACCTACTTTACCTGCTATCCAACCTAGTAAATAAGCGTAAGGTTCGTTACCTTGATCATATCCTTGTCCTACTCCTCCTATTATATCCCATATTACATCAGTGGCATGAGTAGATTCATGAGCAGCTACTTCTATAGCTGTACCATCTAATTTATCTGGAGTTTCTATAAGTATGAGTACTCCTTTATCTCCCGTTCTTTTATCTCTTACTATAAAGGTGACCCCATCTGCACTTGCTGGACTAATAGGAGAGCCATTATTCTCTTTATTCAGTAAATCTTTAATAGTAGGATAAAACAAGAACTTTCTCTTCATTTCTTCAAAACAATCTATGGTAGAAATATATATATCTACAGGATATATATCAAGGCAGTATTTTCTAATCATCTTTTATTACTTTATATATATTAGCAATAGCTCTATTACTAAGTAAGTACACATACAAAAATACTTCATCTGACAATCTATAAGTTGAATCAGGGGTAATGATTTCATTGCTACCTTCTTTAATTTGTATCGTGCATTCATCTTTCTGACCTATTGGATAAGACATTTTGTAATATATCATGAGCTCTACTAATTCTGTTAGAATGTCATTTTGTGGTATCTTTGTTATCCGTATCTTCTTTCTTTCGCTCATATACCTTCTTAATCTTGATTTTACCTAAGTAAGTGAATAGCATAGGTCTTTCATCACCTTCTGTTATTCTTCTATTAGCGAACATAAAAGGGTGATTACATATAACCTTTATTACCTAACTAGGAAGTTGATATTTATTACTTAGTTCAGAATATATACTCATTCCAGTTTTTTTCATTTGATAACTCTCTAATATTATAATATTTGCTATTCAAGAAAGCTTGTAAATCATTAGTATTATCTGAGAATGTGTTAGTTCTAATAATATTAATTGTTGCAAATAGATCTTCAATTTTTATACCTTCTTCTGAACTTGTAGCAATATCACCATTAAATTCTAGAATCTTTTCTAATGTACTAATCTCTTTCTTACTATAGTTCTTTTTAGGTTCAGCAATAATAACGTCTGTATTTTTACTAAACACATTTACTAAATCACACGAATCTTTAAAGATAACAAAATGATTATAAGGTAATACTTTCTTGCTTAGCTTAGCCCAAAATCTCTTAAACCAATTATACTTTTTACATAATAAGACACAACCTGGTTTAAGTGTTACATATTGTATATTCATATTATTCTTTCTCCAATCTAAGTACGATAGTTAGCTGAACTCTATCTCCTATTATTTCAGGTATTAATGCAGGATTAACCATCCATTCATCATCAGCTTTACCTTTTATTATCAGACCTTTATCTCTTAATTTCCCTATGTATCTACTTAAGTTATCACTAGTAATGCCTGTTGCAGCTTTTAGATAACGTCTGTTTTCGGTACTTATCACATTTTTGCTGTACCCAGGGAGCTTAGGAGTATTAATATCTATGTCAATTAATAAAACCATCAAGTCTTGCTCCCTAGTGGTCAGCTAAAGTACACCATCAAGTGATTTGAGGAATTCTCTGTAAAGATCTGTTTTTTTCACAGCCTTCACTAATTTATTCATTGATAATTTCCTTTACCTTTTTAAGAATTTGATTCATATTGAAATATACTGTATCTGCTTCAACCTTAACGCAAGTAGGAATCTCTTGATTATTATAGGCTTCTACTAAAGCATCATGGTCTTTCTTATATTGAGCTTCTAGTGTATCTACTAAATCAGATAATGCACACAATTTATCAATTGCAGAAAGCTCTTCATTTTCATCTTCGATGACTAACAGATTACCTGATTCTACAAACTCTTCTGCCGTTTCCTCATCCATACAAATATAACGTGAACACTTCTCACTATCATTTTCAGTTGTCATACTGAATTCATACAAATTAGTGTCTTCATTATAAGTAAGCATATCACCTTTTTGTGCAGATGCAAATTCTTTAATTACTTTATAGTTCTTCATAATAATTATTATTTAGTTGTTTAATAGTTGTTACATATACCTAAACGGTAAATGTTAAAATAGTATCTATTCTTTAACATTTGTTAACTTATATTTAAGTAATGACATGAAAAAAGGCTAGATCCGCAGACCTAGCCCCACAACAACTATTAATACGCATTAATATTTAGTCTTTTCTTGCTATAATATCATAAGGTTTAACTAACTGACTATCCTTAAATAAGTCAAAGTCTTTAGCAAACTTCTTATTAAATACTATTGTATCTCCTACTTTAAAGTCTGTTATATTTAGACTTTCTGGAATAGCAAGTACAATTCCTAATCTCCACTCTGACTCTACTTCTTTTACTTCAGTCTTAGTCTCAAACTTCTCATAACCATCAACATCTTTTTCACCTGTACCAACTGCTTCGGTTATTTCTTTCTTTAGCTTAATAGGTTCAAGAGGTTTAACTAACACATCTTTCAGAGGAGTATAACCAATTCCATTAATTACTGTTTCTAGTACTTTATCTTCCATAATATTCTTATTTATATTCTATAACGTATTATTTGTTGTTTTGTTTCTTTAATCTCAATATATTTCCGCCATTAGAACAGCAGTATCTCCTAGCTAAAGTAGGACAATTTTTATCTAAGTAATAGCAACCATCACAACTACCTATAGGATTAGGCTCTACTATAAACTATTTGTTATCTATTGTTACTGGCATTCTGTTCTTTACTATCTTCGCTAATTCCTGGTCGTTCAAAGTCATTATCTTCAATTTTGTATATCCATATAAAGTAGTCTACTATATACTTAGCCATTTCACTAGTTTCACCATCTTCTATGTAGCTATTCACAACCGCATTATAAGTAGACTCATCAAAAGATAAGCTATTATTATCTATAATAGCTCCGTTATCTAATAGCTTTTGATTTATTCTTTCTAATCCCTTTATAGAAGGATTATATTCTACAATATTTAACATTCTTTTTTACATTTTTTAAGTATAAATCCCTGAGTACATAAGGAAGTAATTCTAGAAGGGCAATAGCAATTGTATAGATCACATCCTTGACACATACCTTTTACTTCATTCTCTACTAAAGTATAAGGTTTATTACCAAAATATACTTTCTTACCTAAGTAAGCTACTTCTTTAATTTGTTGCTGTTTCTTCATAATATAAATATCTAAAGTAGGAGACTATAATCAGTCTATACTGTCTTAGACTGTCTTTAACTGTTATAGACAGTAACGTATAAACTCTTATAAAAGTTTCTTTTATGATAAACTTTTTAACATTTGTTAAGAACAATTATAGCTATTTAATAGCTAATTTTTAACATTATTTATGAATTAATTTATATAATTCATCGGCTAACTTCTTAGCATCTGGATGAGCTGCACCACTGCAACGTAATTCAAAGAAATGTTCCCAATCACTTTCAAAGCCTGTCATTACTAATTCTGTCTTAGTTGCATTAGGTAGTACTCCACGAGCTTCTTGAGGCTTCAAACCTTTATTTATTAGTAATCTATATTGCATTCCTGCATTGTTCAAACACCATAAAAAGTTATCTGCTATGCCATTATCTGAAGGCAATTGAATCTTCATATTATCAATATCACACCAATCACCATCCCAATATGTGTAATCACCAGTAGGTATATTTAACCAAGTAGGTTTAATAAAAGTAAGTTCATTATTGAATTTATCCTTACTGTAGTTACAATATCTTTGAGACTCCTGTGCAAAGCTGAATACTCTGTGTCTAACAAACTCATGACTTACTCCTCTATCACATATAAATTTAGCTGTAATACGCTTTTCATGATGCTCTGTAGGTTCTACTTGGTATTGTAAATCGTCTAATCTATTATTCTCTACTATTACTCGTAGATTAGTTGTCACATATATTGAATTTCCATGTTTACGAACTCTAGTATATTTCTTGTGATTACCATCTGACCAATATAGTCTAGCTGGTGGAAGATGTCCGTCTTCTGTTTTATCTATCTTTAAATATATGGTACCATGCTCTAACATAGCTCCATGACCAAGCTTAATCATACGATCTACAAACTCTTTAGCACTGTTCTCTGTTATCTTATCTTCAGACTTATAACAAGTTCTACCTGCTAATTCTATCATCTTGTAAGGGTCTTTCTCCTCAATAATCTGTACACTGGATTCTATTAATTTCATATTATATAGTTATTTGTTATATATTATATAACGCAAATATTAAGAATAATTACAGATATTTAACATAAATTAAACATATTTTAAAAATAAAATATAAAAATTTTATAAAAATTTTTTGAGAGAGGTGGTGCGTGTGTGGAGTAGCAAAAGTTCACTCCCCTGCATTTAGTATCGGAAGGGAATACCCCCGTATTGTTCTTTATGGGCATTCTCTTTCGATATTTATTTGTTTATTTTTTTTGTTTTACATTCAAATCTTTATTATCATGTTGTGTTATTTACAAAGTGCAGAATTAAGACCACGAGAAGGAAAATTACCTTTCTTTATATGCAAGTGGCAAGGTGTCGTAGGCGATACAAGTGCGGACAAAGTAACGGATGAAGGAAACGGCGTTGTAAGAATTAATGTTAAGGCAGCTTTAGCCCGTAACATTACTCTGACAAAGTCCATATTTCCCGCTGATGAAGAAGCGTTAAGCGAATGGAAAAAGTTACTCAAGTGCCGTGTTATGTACGTTCCCGAAAAGAATGAAGATGGAACGTATAAAAAAGACGATAACGGTAATTACATTCTCAATGAGAGAGTAAAAGAGGAGAATAAAAACAAATGTGTAGTAAATTTACTTTACAAGCAAGTAGATTTAGCTTCTATCAGTGACGAGGTAAAACGCATTGAGTATACCACTTCTGACGGGCGAATAATGAAACAGAGCTTTATCACTGTTATTGGTTTTGCTGATGAAAAGGACGTTTGGGCTGAAGAAATCACGCCTGAAGAAATGGCAGCAAACAATCTTCGCACTAATCTTGCCAACGGTACGTATATCGATATCACGGATGAAGAAGAAGAAAAAGAAGCCAAACCAACCAAAACGGAAAGTAAAAAATCTACACAAGCCTCTGATGACGATTGGGATTAACGGAGACGGTGGGGAAACCCACCATCCTCGTTTTTTAAGACTAATTGTTTTACCAAAATAGACTAATCACATAATATATAGCTTTTATGGACAGAAGTGTAATAATTGCATTAGTTATTTTTGTTTTTCTTTGGATTGTAATACTAAAATATTGCATTGAAACAAATGATTGGACTGGCTTTATTTACCTAAACGGTCTCGCTTTGTTGATAACAATATCATGTATATGGACAGACAAAAATAATAAATAAACTTTCAAAAAAACAAGAGAATAGCATAGCGAAAATAATGCGCTTGTTCTATAAAAAACTCAATAACTTCCCAAGACATTGAGGGCACCAGTTTCTTATAATAGTGTAGTTGGCAGACGTAAGGGCGTACTCAGCTGCCAGATGAAGCAGTGAATTCTGTGGACTGATAGAGAACGTGTGACATTCAGGCTATGCGTTGCGCAGTTATAAGTTTTAGGTGTAAAATGCAATTTAATCATTAACTAAATAAACAATCATATGGATAGAGACACAGAATTAGGTATGTTATCAGTAATAATCATGATGATAGTATTATATCTATCTATATGGTTATTTAACTAAAAACAAACAGAGGAGTAGAAAACTGTGAACTACTCCGTCTTTAAGGTGAGAATCCTTAACAATCCTGTGGGGCTTATATCTATCAAAAGAACTTACAGCAGCTTTTATATTAGCTTAGCTGGACTTTATGATAGTATTAGTGCAGACGTTAAAATCAGGAACAACTATATTAGATGGCAATATTACCTTCTTCCAGTCGCAAATGTCATATAGTTTAATATAGCCAAGTTTGTTTCGTCCTTAGATTTACAGTATCTACCATTTGTTTATTTAATCATTGTTCGTTCTTAATTATACAGATTGATTAATTAAGAATAACAGTAAGCGTACTGTTGTCAGTATATTTATATGTGAATATAGATATACTGATTGCACTCATTAAGGTAGCCTTCATGTGGCGAGTGTGTTAAGTAATAGGTCTAAAGAATCTTCCAGTTTGTACCTATGAAAACTAATACCTTTAACCGCCAGCTCACGCGGTATATAAGACAGGATTGCCGGACCCGCAGGTGTAACGAGATAAATACCTGCATTTTTTATTAACCTTGATAATTATCAAGTTGTAAACTTTAATTTAATGCCCAGATGGCGAAATAGGTAGACGCTAAGGTCTTAAACACCTTTGACCATTGGTCGTGCGGGTTCGACTCCCGCTCTGGGTACAATTAGTAATTAACATTAAAATCAATTTAATATGAAAGAAGAAAAACTTACAAGATTAAAAATTCTAAGAGCAATGTCATATAGACTCTTACATTTCCTTATAAAGGAAAAAATACTTAGTGTATTCTTAACAGAATGTTTACAGAATCCATATCGTGTATTACTTGTGGATAGAATATACTGTGATACTTTACCAAGTAATAAAATATATGAATTTGAGTGTTATTTTACATTTGCTAAATCAATTACGTTAACTGAAAGTATATGGTGGAGATATGCATTTAAATACAGGGAGGAGTATTTATGAAAAGTCTAAATAGTATTACTAAATCTATAGTAGGTGCTATAATATTTACGCTTATAGTCATATGGATAGCTAATAGACTATCTGTTGCACGTGTTAACACAGCTACAGAGTTTTTAGACAATTATAAGAATTGTATAATAGTGAGAAAAGATAAGAGTACAAACGACTATATACTTACTATTAAAAATCCTTATACTCAAGATATTAGATATCGAATTACTAATGTAGTTGTTCCTTCTGGATTATGGTATAACTATTCTATAGGAGATACCATTGGTAAGAAAAAGCAGATATATTTTAATCAATAAAAGTATGAAAAGAGAAGAAATTAAATCTTACAAAGATGCTTGTAAAGTAATAGGTAGAAAACCTAGAACTTATAAGGATAAGCATTTGAATCTGTATGAACAGCTTAGTACAATTATAGCTACTCTAAATTTCATTAGTAATGATAATAAACCTTGGACACCTAAGTTCGATTATTATTACATCTATTCTTGGTTGCACAGAAAAGATGGATATAATAAAACTGCGGGTTTGTTCCATTTGTCTTCTAACGATGGGTTGGCCTCTTCCTTTGCTGCTGTCGGGACTTCTCTGAAGATAAAAGAAGAAGAGGATGGAAATTACATAATGGAAAACTTTGAAGAACTACTCCAAGATTGGTTTTGGGGAGATTAATTACTAATTTTAAAACATTATCAAAATGGAAAATGAAATGATGGCGAGACCTAAACCGCCAAGAATAATAGTTTGGGTAGTATTAATAACTCTTGCCTTAATAGGCATGATGGGAGCAATAATTTACGCAGAGCGTGAAAACATTGCTAATTTCTTAAATGGTGTGAACCAAGAAGAAGTACAAGAAGATCCTCAAGTTATCATTGAGGAACCTGTAACAACAATACAGGATATTCTTGATATGCGTGAGCAAATGAGAGAAGACAGAAGAGTTGATAGTGTATTTTTAGCTATGCCAAAGGTAGTATTAATTGATATTTTGATGCAACATGGTACATCGTTGTCTATAAAAGACATGATTTACATATATGAATCAAACACATCAACGTACAACACAGTATTATCTGGGGCAAGAGCTCAAAAATATCTTGATGACTCTATACAAACTCATGTTATATCAACGGTTGTAAATGACTCTATTCAGAATTAAAACCAAACCTTCTTTCTGTTTTAAATGAACATTAGAGTCTAGTATACTCAGTCTGTGAAGATAGAGTATACGTCCTCAGAAAATGACAAGCATGTGGGGCATAGTAAATACTATAATGGCAGATTGAATTAGTAAGGCATACGTATGCATATGTAGAACAAACCATTTGATTAAATGTATTTATGATTGTGCGAGACGTTAAAATCATGTACTCCAATAAGATTTAGTTTGACAGCTATTTCTGCTTATGAGTTAAAACTATAGTGAGAGTCATAGCGTAAGTAACGATTGTAGTCGTTTATCTTTGTCTTATAACAAATGCTATAAACTAAGAGTTGGCACTAACTTAATTAAATCCTGAGTGTCCAGGCGTCATTATTAATCAATTTAAACGTTTAAATTATGGGAATATTATCAAAATTAACCAGAGCAATGCGTATTAGAAAAATACGCAGAGAAGCTAGGCAAAAAGCTTATGAAGCATTATGCCTATCACCATTGAAATACTCTAGAGCAATTGCTGAAATAGATTGTGTTATTGATGGTCACAAATGGAGTAGTGAATTTGATCCTAAAAAGGAAATAGCTAAAGGCACTACTAAGAGAGTATACTGCAAACATTGTGGAGTATACTATCATACTCATACTTATAAAGAGAATATATGAAAAAGTTAAGTAATGGATACCTAGAGACAACATTTAAAGTATTTTGTCGTAGTGATGATACTATAGTAGACGAAACAGAAGCTTATATTAAAATAGACTCTATAGTAGGAATATGTAGAAGTATTAAAAGTAATACTACAGATATAATACTTACAAGTGGAGATAGGTATACAACTACAGAGAATTTTGAGGATTTCTGTATAGATTTTTTTAAAGAAAATTAATTTTAATCAATAAAACTTAAACAAATGAAACTTTTAATTATTGGATTTAAAGATGGAGTTGATGATGCGCTCATCGAAAATGGTGTACTTGCTCTTCAAGGTATAATGGGAATAGATGTTAAAGCTACTATCTACACTGAAGATGAATTTCTACCTACTAATAAAAACAAGAAAAAGCCTGTGAAAAGCGATTTTATGGTCGCTATAGAAACAGTTAATGAAGTATGTGGAGGAGAATCAGACAGTATAGCTTTCCGTAGCTCTTTCTATACTCTTGTATTAAAAGGAGTAATACAGAGACCTATTCTTGAAGTACTATCATATGGTCCTAAAACTAGTAGAGATCTTGAATTTCTTTCTAAAAGAAAAGAAATGGAAAATATTGTAGAATATGCTCGTGTAGCTTTATCAATGATTTCATAATGGGAAAGACATTCAAAGATAGTAATTATGCCATGAAATATGGCAATACTAAGAAAACAAGATCACGTAGAGCTAAATTACAGCCTTATGATCGTAAAGCTAGAGACTATGAGACTGATAAGTAATCAAAAACTTAAAGCAACAGTAAATAATCGTTTAAAGAACGATTGCCCGTTACAATGCAATAAAAAACATTGTGATGTATGTCAATTCAGAAATGACAAATCTGAATCGATTCCAACAGTAACTACTAATACTCCTTCGCCAGAGGTATACGGTAGAGATATGTATTATTAACCCTAAACAAGTTAGTATGGTGCAGTCAACCCAAAACTACTATTATCAACCAGATCCCTAATGGAAGCTTAGTAACAACTAAGCTACTAAGCAAGAGTACAATGGACTATACAACGGTCAACCAGTATCTAATATTGGTCTAAGATGAAGGAAAAGGGTTGCCTATGAATAAGAGATACGAATAAGTAGGATAGTAGTTTTTTAAAGAAATTAAAGAAATTGACTGTTAGGTCTATTGAATCATCGTAAGACTTCCGTTCGAGTCGGAAATGCTCCACTAAATTAAAACAAGGAAGTTATTAGGTTTCTTAGCCGTTAGGTTGCAAGTCCTATAAAAAAGAAACCCTTATCAATGGGGCATACAGGTTTTGATTGCGATAGTGAAGGTAGAATAGGTCAATAAGCAGATAACTGGCAATACAAGTTATATTATGAACTATAGCCGTATTGCGGCGTAAGTTCAAACGGCTAAGCTAATGTCGTAGAAAGCTGGAGCATATCAGGCTAGATCAGACGTAAGGGCTGTGAAGGGTTCGATTCCCTTCAATGCTACAAAACTTTTAATTATCAAAATTATGAGAACAGAAAAGCAAATAAAAGCTACTAAGAGAAATTTTGCTATTTTGTATCTTACTGGCTTATTAAAGATGCTAGATCGCATAGATTCTTGGACAAGAAACTATGCAATTAAAGGTAGCGTAAATACAGTCAGAAATAGTACTAAATATCTTATATTAGTATTAAAAGATACAAATATTGAACATTCATTTTATGGTTCACCTCAAAAAGATGTAAAGTATGAGTGTAAAGAAGGCAATCAATGACTTGATCCCACCTGAATGGGATTATGTTCTTAGAAAGAACAAAGTTCTAACAAAGTTCATAGATTATATGTATGAATTTTGCGTACCAATTTACTGGAGAAATAATAAGTATCATAGAAAAGCAATTGAAAGAATTCGATTTAAATTTAATCGAGGAATTTTAGATTGTATTGATGCTATAAATACTTCAGAAGGATATCATTTTTGGAAGAAAATTGAATTAGAAATAGAAACATATAAAGAGCAAATACGATGAATAAAATTGAAATCATTCCTTGGGTTAAGTTTAATGATCCAGGAGTAAAACAAGAAATCGAAAAACTTGCAGAAAAGTCTACATCTAAAATGGATTTTCTTTCAAGAGTAAAAGATCAGTATAATTTATCATTATCTGATGCTAAAATTGTTGCAGACAAATTCTTTAAAAAGGAGGTATAAATGTTAGAACTTAAAAGAGCTGGCTTATATATAGCCAATGGAAAAAACACAAGTGTTTTAGTAAGAGTTGCTGGTGAATATCCTTATTTACGAGTAATTAGTGGCGTTCTATTGAACGATATGGAAAAAGACGGCACAGTTACTGTCTTAAAAGAAGATGATCCTGAATTGCAGGATATAGTATGTAATCCAAAGAACTATATCTTTGATCTTCCATCTGTAAGTAGTTCTATTAAGAATGAAAATGGATTAAAGACTACTGAAAAGAAGTCTATCGAGTTTACAAATGAGCAATTCGATGAATGGGTTAATAAATATATTAACTTTACTAAAATGTACCCAGAACAGTACAATGTCAAAGCTCAAGTAATGATTATCAGTGCAGGATTTAGCATATCTCAAGCTGATCTTATCATTCAACAAATTCAAACAAGACTTCGTTTACGTGGTATTATGTAAAGTATTATGAAAGCATTTGAGTATTTACAAAAAAATATTAAGAAAGAATATTCTTTCTATCCTGGTACAATTATATCTTTAACTACTAAAGATGCAATTACTCCATTTAGACTTAACGAAAAGGAGTATTGTACTGGAAGAACTAAGATAGGTAATCAGTATTATAATTTCCTAAAAGATGAATCTAGTGATGGTGCAATCTTTAGTGGATTACCTGATAATATCTATAAAAGAATAGAATATCCTATACTTAATACAATAGCACAAAGAATCCAAGACAAGATTATGGTATTTGCTGTTAGTCATGCAGAGATGCAACAAACTAAAACTGAGTTAGTTCAGTTAAGAATAGCAAATAGTATGATTATGAATCTCAAATGTCTTAGTTCAGATGATAGAATTCTCTGGGCTAATTGGATAAAAGAACTTTACTGGGAGAGAAAAAAGATACTACACAGATGGTATCTAGAATATGTTTTACCATTTTAATTACTGAATAAGGATTAAAGTCATTGGGTTGGCTTTAGTCCACTAAAATCTAGCGAACTATGAAAGAAGAAGAAAAGCTTCTTGTAGAGCAAGCTAGAGATGGTTCCGAAAGAGCTTTTAGTACACTTTATAATACTTATAAAAAGACTGTTTGGTATACTGCTTTTAAAGTAGTAAACAACGCAGATGCAGCAGATGATATAACATCCCAAGTATTTACTAAAGTATATTTAAAGCTTAAATCTTATACACATCACTTATCATTTGAGATGTGGTTAAAGACTATTACAGTTAATACTGCAATAGATTATATAAGAAGGAACAAAAAAGAGCAATTGAATAACTATATTGATGAAGAAGATTCTACAATTCAATTAAATGGATTAGAGCATAGTCCAGAAGATAATCTTATATTTCAGCAAAATATAAATATTGTTATGGATTGTATTCCTCGTCTTAAGAAGAAATATAGAGATTTAATTTATGCTCGGTTGGATGGAAAATCCTACCAACAAATTTCAGAAGAGCTTGCTATTCCAGAAGCGACTGTAAAGACGTGTTTGAATAAAGCAAGACAAAGACTGAGAGAGATGTTTAACAAATATTAACCAATACTTACAAATTATGGCAAATTCATTTGGTCTACTGTGTCTTGCAGTAGTAATTGGATTCATTGCTTCTATAGTAATGAAGGATGCCAAAGCTTTCGGCAAATTGATGGCCATCATGCTGATAAGCTTACTTGTAGGTGCAGGAGTAAAGGAGTTAGTAGACATTACTAATGATGATATTACTTCTGAGAAAACTGCAGTAGTTTCTACAGAATCTACTCCCATGCACAGTAGTATTTCTCCTTTTGTATTGGAGGATACTGTTGCTATTCCAGATTGTGCAAGTAAGGAAATAGTAGAGCGTGACAGTGTAGAAATTGAAGCAGAAGGAGTACCTACAAAACAGAGAGTGAAAAGTAGTTATATAGATGATTCATGAGAGTATATTACTCTCAATATTATTTATATATATCTACAAGTATTTAATCTAATTTACGCGTAAGGAGCGCATCATTATCAAAATGGCAAAGAATAATAAGAATGCAATTAAAACTGCAAAGAAACAAACTAAGACTGTAGAGGAAAAAGTAAAGACTCAAGCAGCAGAAGCTGCAGTTGAAGCGCCAAAAGCAGAAGAAACTAAGGTTGAAGAAACCAAAGTTGAAGAACCTACTCCTGCTCCTGTAGAAGAGAAAAAGGAAGAAATTGCTAGTCCAAATGGAGAAGTAATTAATCCAGAAGTAGTCGAAGAGGCCAAGGTTGAAAAGCCTAAACCTGCTACTCAGGTAGTAAATACGTCAAAAGCAACATCTTTAGGTGCTGCACTTTCTTCAGCTGGAGGTTCTACAGACCGTATTGACAAGAATCATGCAATTGACCTTGCAAAGATGGTATATCAGGAGTATGTAAATAATCCAGATACTCCTAGTAGCATTCGACAGACTGCTAAAAAGCAGTTTGATGTAATGACTGGAGTTGCTTTGCTTCAGTATTTTACTCAGCTAGAAGAAGACTTCGAGAATCTAGGAGTGCGCATTAAACCACATATGCGTGAACAAGCAGAAAATGTTCTTACAAACTATCTTGGAGTTAAAGTAAAGACTACTGCCCAGGATGATGGTCAGTTATTGCTTCAATTTGAAGAAATTCCAACTGAGACTCGTAAGACTGTTGCACAGGACAATAAGGCTAAAGAAAAACCTATACCAGAACCAAGTCCTGAACTTCCTGAGAAAGAGAAACTAGAAGCATTACGAACAATTTTCGCTCAAACTAATAAGGGTGGAATTGGAGGTAATCTCTTGAGTGGTATTGAATGGGCACGTAAAGCATTCTCATTCGCTGCTGAAGAGAAGAAGTCTGTTATCTTTGCAAATATCCTTCACAAGGGTACTGAAGCTACTATGATTAACTGCTTACGTGGTATGGTTAATGGTAAGATGGGAGCTGAACATAGTATTCTTGGAGCTCATGCATTATTGAAAGCTTGGTGTCCTACATTAAGTGAACAAGAAGTTGCAGAACTAACTGCAGTACTTATGTCTGCTGCTTCTAAGAAGAAAGTTGACGATTGGAATGAGAAAGCCAGTCCATCACAAGGAAAGCCGACTTATGACGGAGAACTTACAGTAGTAAATCGCCAGATTTTAGCAGCAAATGCAGGAAACGTAATTGATGCTATCTTAAAGGGTAACATTGAGGACGTTGCTGTAAAGGTTCCAGACAGTCAGCTTGACATGATTGTTCATCCAAATTCTATCCGTAAAACGCTTATAGCAGCATATGGAGATTCTGAAAATATCCTAAAGGATAAACTAAAAGAACTTGTTCAGTATTATGCTAAACCTATTATGCGTTTGTCTTCATATGTAGACAAGTCAGCATATGCTGAAGCTAAGAAGTAATCAATATGAAGCGTTTTAATATGTTAGTCACACTAGTAATGGTGTGCCTAGGAGGGTTTATAGGATTTGATCCTAATTCTCCGTCTCAAACTGCAAACGCTGAAGAAACTCGAATTCGTTGGGTAGACGTACCTAAAATGCCAGTAGACGTACTAGGCTTGAATGAAGAGAAATCTATCAACATTGACTTGCAGGAAAAGACTGTATTATTTAATGGAGACGTTGATAATACCACTGTGACAATTAAAACGGACGTTGAGACACGTCCAGAGTATATAACTAAGGTAGTAGAAAAGGTAGTATATCTGCCTGAAGATATTGCCTATAGAAGTAAATTTTTTAACCGTTTAAAACCGATTAATAAAGAACTACCAGTGAAGAATTGGTAACTGCCGAAGAGAAACGCAGACCGCTACTAGAACTATACAAGCGGTATATAAGAGCTATAAGTATAAATATTCATTATTTGAGCCTAACTAAGCCGTGTAATGTGAGTAATACAGGATACTGAAATGTATTAAATAAAAGCTAACACTTTTATTTATACTATAGTATGATAACTTGTTGTGTTATAAAATTACTCTATAACTGAAGAAGCAACAGGAAAATGGGAGAGCGTGCATAACCCATAAGCGAGAACCGTACTGGTGGCTAAAAGACGCAGGTGTGGAAGGAGCAGCTATCGCATCTAAACAAAGCAAGGGGTATCGTTTACCTCTATACACATTCGTTGACCAATATCACTGGTGAAATCACGAAGGAATGTGAACACGTGCTGTTTATACGTTGTCATCTTAACTGAGAATCGACTAGCATTCTAGGGTGTCTCCAAAACCCCCTTGGCCCACTACTTAAGTGTGTACGAGCCTAAAGAATATTGCCTTAGTGTTCTATATTATATCTAAAGATCTTCTGTTGTATAGAAGTGTAAAATTCAATTGGGAATCGGGAAAATCGATGGCAAGATTAGTACTTGGATATGGTATATATGAAGGAGGAGGATAATATAATAATGAGCAGAAATTAATTAAGACATGGCTGAGTGGCTATGATCCGTATAATATCTTTTTGTATGAGAGTTATATGACAGATTAACCAGATTGGGTGCAAAACCCTTACGCAATACAGTGAACGTTAGAGTTAGCTGTTTGGGAGAAATCCCTATGGAAAGTAAATTGCGTGTCTTACAGCTTAAGAGATTTCATAATATAGTTGCAATTACTATAGTGTTTAGAAATAAGCATAATGAGGTTTAGGTTATTATATTATAAAGTGACTTGTTAGTAATGTCACTATAAAGCTTAGTGTGCTTTGCACCGAGTAATAAACTAACTAGCGCTTGAAGTCCGCGAAAAGACTATTAGTGGTTGAATATATGATCAATATAAGTATATTCATGGGAAACAAAGGAAGGTGGAACTGAGCCCACCCATAAAACTCAGACAAAGTAAGTGAGGTATCTTTAACCAAGATTCGCTAGAAATAATTAGGTAAGAGCTATGCACTCCAGCATAGAGCAGGATCTTACAATGCGTCTTAAGAGGCCGACACGAAGTAGAATGGAAGTAATCTACGTATTGCCTTGGTTAGTTAATGTTATATAAGATGTTATGTACTTTAGTAAGTCTAATCAATGAGTGCCTACGCTGAAACGAACAGCTAAAACAAATAAGGAGAGTGTAAACATGTTTAATTTTTAAAACAATAGGGAAGTTCAATGGTAGTACCTTGACAAAGTATGAGCCACCCCGCTATTGAAGTAACTTGCTACATGAAATTCTGTAAACTAATGTGCGCAACACATTAGCTAAGGAGATCGCTGAGACGGCTGGTACGCTTCTCATTAGAGTGTACTAAAACGTTTGTTGAATGGTTGGAAATACCATGAGTAGAAAATAGTAACCTGAGATTTATCGCAATGTCAGAAGTGAAATGTCCAAAAGTGGGTGCTGCGAAACATCAGCAGCTTTTGTATTAGTAGTTTTAGTAACGTTTCTCAACAGAAACGACCCTCATTCGCCAAGTCTATTTTTAAGATAAGAATGTTGTAATAGCTTATATGCCCGTAGATAGTATCGTACTATTGATGATGGAGCTCTCTACATCTTTGCATCAAATCGCGTTGTAGAGTACGGCAAACAAAGGGAAACGGTAGGTGTTACGAGTCCCCTTTAAGTATAATCTCGAAACCCAAAATTGCCAATATTAACAGATATTAGCAGAAAATATTATATTTTAGAGGAGTAGGAATAAATAAGTGAAGAACGGCTGACTTATCTGTCTAATAAGTAAAGTCCTACGGGGAATGCCGAGTAGTGAAATATCACTACGTTCTAGTAATGAGTTTTATTATACTTTGACTTATTTTACAGTATTAACAAATTTTATCAGAATTTTAACTAACGTTGTATTACCATATGCATCATTGAGATTGATTAACCTCATTCAAAGCTTTTTAAAGCGTATCCTTTAGGTACAGGATAAGGTTAGAATAAAAGGTAATACATTAATTTTTAATTTTATTTATTAACTGATTAATTTCTCGTTAAAGAAATCAATCTTAAAATCAAAAAGGAGAAATAAATATGAACGAAATGAATGCAGTGATCAATCCTGAATTGATCGGTAAAAACAGAGCTATTCTTGAATCTTGGAACTTAATTGGTAAAAAGATTTTCGTTGTTCGGCGGGAGCCAGCAGATCTTATGTTCAATGACCGTAAACGGGACGGCGATCCAACTTTGACAATGAAACCAATCATGAAGTACATTATTGAAGGTACTAATATCTTCGGTGTGCGGTTAGTTCCACTTCCTGATAAGACTACTCTTGTAGTGGAGTTAAACAACAATCCAACTCTGCAGTTTAAGATTGGACCTGCTAAATTCCGTGAAGTTACTATGGAAACTATCACAGAAGCAGTAGAAAACAATGAGAAGAATTCTTCTCTTGGACGGGAACCGATTTTGTTTGATGATTTGATCTCTCTTACTGAGCAGGTTAACAAGTTGAATGCTCTGGAGAAAGCAAAAGCTGAGGCTATTGCAGAAGATATGCTTAACCAGGCTAAGTTGTTAAGCGACCTTAATGACATTCATTTGACGGAGTGTGATAAGTATTATACTGAACTTGGCACTCCTATTACGAAATAATTTGAGCTATGTCAAAAGTAAGACTAATCTCCAAATCTCGAGAAGACTTACTAAAGCTTTTATTAAAAGATAATCGTATTAGTAGCATTGTTCTTTTGAATAATGAGATTCCAGAATCAATTGTTATCAATGACGATGGGTCGGTAACATTTGGTAGAACACCAAAACATTGGTGGAATAAAATTTTTCGAGATTACACAACCCTGTCCTTTACAGATTTGTGTTTTAAAATGCTTAATGCATTTTCACGGTATTTACCAAAAGATAGTAATTTACCACGAATTCTGACAGAAGAAATCATTACTAATGCTATTAATAAGCAACAGTATGATTTTGTTATTGATCGATTTGTTATGTATGCTTTTCTAGGTGTAACAGAAGGTGACTACAAATTGAGTATCCTACAGCTGATAGATGAGAACCCGCAGCAACAGCAAAAAAATGATTGTGGTCGAAAAAAACGTTTCCGGGGTGAAGGTATTGCATATCTTGATCTTGGAGGAGGACAAATTCCAATTGGAGTACGTCTAGAAGAAGATTAATTATTCATGAATAAGTATTAGCAGATGGACGCTTATTCATACTTTGGATTGAATAGATTTGTTTAATAAAGTAGTACAAAGTATAACTGAGTTAGTAGATTAGATGTAAATATCTACTTACTATAGTTATATAGAGAATGAAAACGTTAAACATTTATATATAAAACCGTAGAGCCCAAGACGATGGGTCGGGTATCTTGGTTTTATGGCCTTGTGGCGAAATTGGTAAACGCGTCGGACTTAAAATCCGATGATCAGAAATGGTCTTGAGGGTTCGATTCCCTCCTTGGCTACACAGGTAAGCGATTTCTAATATACGATATTTAAATCAAGTATTAACTAAAATAATATCAACTATATATGAAATCAATTACAAAAACTATTAAGCCGAACATGTTAATCGATAAGCGTGATAAATTAACTAATGAAATTTCTCGTTATTGGAAAATTATAGCAACAGAAAATGTACTTAAAAAAGGTTTAACACGCAATTATGACCTAAAATCTCTATTAATTCATATTAGAGCAACATATGATGAATTAGTAATTGTTAAATTACGTATTCAGTGTGCAAATATGGGTATTAAGTTAAAGGATTTATCTAGTGATGCAAACATTATTAATATCTATAAACTATCTGCTTTAAATGAGTATATGGTTAAGTTAGATGAAATGATGAAACATCATACAATTAATCCTGTACTTAAGGCTAAACGAGGGAAAAAAGGTTTAGCAGTAAATGAGGAACTTACGTATAACTATTTACGTGCTAAGAAGAATGAATGTTCGTTACCATTAAATGAATTACGAAAGAAAATTGCAGAATTTAATGACAATACTGATTTGAATGAGGAAGAAACTCCTTTATTCTTAGCAGCATAAAAAATCATATTTTTTAAAATTTAAAAAAAAAATAATAAAGTAATCTTAAAGGGATAGATAAGTAACAATCGACGGTAATACGCCGAATGTGAGGTGTGTCGGAGGCATCTATTCCTTATTTTTTAATCTTTAAAAACAATAACATTATGAATAAGACTGATCAACAGAAAAATAATAAGTATATCAATTACTGGACAGAAAATGGTAAATCTTCTAAAGAAATTAATAGAGCGATGAAGATTGCAATTACAACTACTTATAAGGATAGTAAAGGAAATTTACGTACTTGTACAACATACCGTCATCCTAAATTAAGTGATTTAACGTTTGAATCTTTACCAGCAAAAAGTTTTGCTCTTACAAAGGAGCAAAAAGAGGAAAGATTCAATAATGCTAAATATAGTGATAAACATGATAAGTTAGTATCTAACCTATATGGAAAGATAAATAATATCTTTAAGAAGCAAGCAGAAAAAGCAGCACATGAGGATAAAATTAACAATATTATGTTTAACAAAAAAGTACGTACTTTAGTAAGTAAGCAGAGAATTAAAGGTGAATATCCTAATTTGCTTATTATACAGAGAAAGAACAGTAAAGGTTTACCATATGATTTTAGTATAAATCCATCTCGTAAAACATTAGAAGAACTCCGTAAAGACGGAGAAGAGCTAAATGATACATTTAGTAAAACTATGCGAGATTATTGTGGTATCGAAATTTGGGAAAAGTCTCGATATGAACTAAAAGGAACCGATGTTCCAACGAATTATCGTTATTGTATCTTTAAAAATAAAGAAACTATTAAAAGTGCAGCATAATGAGAAAAATTGATAAATTAGATGTTATACATATCAAAAAGAAAGCTGATACGTATATTAAAAAGAACACTGAAATTAGAGAAGGACAAGCTCTGTTTTGCGCTTCTTATGATTTGTTCCCTAAATCAACAGATAAATTATCTGGAACACCATGTGATTGTTTTTATGAAGATAGCAGAATACCTATCTTTTTAGAAGAATTACAAAAATTAGACGCTGAATAGCGTCTTCGGTCCTATAGCTCAATTGGATAGAGCAACAGACTTCTAATCTGTAGGTTTTGCGTTCGAGTCGCAATAGGATCACTAACTAAACTTTAATGATATGCAAATACGTGGAAAAGCGGTATTTGTATTCGATATCGAAGTATTTCAAAACATCTTTCATTGTTCTGTAAAAGACACAGAAACAAATACTATTTATAAATTTGAAATATCAGAAAGAAAAAATCAACTAAGAGAATTAGTTAAATTCTTTAAACAGGTAAATAAGTATATTACTTGGGGAGAATATTATACTACAACTAGACAAATAGAATCTAATATTATATTCTGTGGTTATAATAATCTGCATTATGATAATCCAATAATCAATTATATAATTGAATATGAGGATACTTTAATGAATCACAATGTATTTACTATTTGTAGTTCTATATTCAACTTAAGTAAGACTATTACTACTTCTAAGGAAGATAATATAGATGCATGGAAGCATTGGAAATATCAAATATGGTTTGATACTTTTGATATTCTTACTATGTTATATTCTAATAAACTTAGAGTAGGTTTAAAGGAAATCCAAGTAACAATGCAATATCCTAATGTACAGGAATTTGTATGTGATTGGACTAAACCACTTCCTTTAGAAGATTTTGACTCTATGATAGATTATAATATCAATGATATTGAATCTACTTCAGAATTATTAAATAGATGTAAGAAAGATGTTGATTTACGTATAGCTATTGAAGATGAATACGGAGTAAGAGTACTTAGTAAAGATGGTGTAAATATTGGAATGAAGATTTTAACTCAGAAATATCTTGAAAAAACAGGTTTAACCTGGTGGGATATAGAAGGTTTAAGATCTCCAATGGATTATATTCCTTTAAAGGATGTGATATTGCCATTTATTAAATATGATAGCCCTATTCTAAATAGAGTACTAGAAGACATGAAAGATCAGATAGTATCTCCAGGTAGAAAAGGATATGAAAATAACTTTGTATTTGCAGGCTTACGTTATACTATAGGAGTAGGAGGAATTCATTCTAAAAATGATCCTGAGATAATTATTCCTAAAGAAGATGAAATGCTTATAGACATCGATGTCGCATCTCTATACCCAAGTATGTTAATTGAATATGGGTTCTATCCTAAACATTTAGGACCTGAATTTCTAGAAGTATATTCTCAAATTAAAAATGAGAGAATAGAAGCAAAACATAATGGAGATAAGGTAAAGAATGAGACATTAAAGTTAGCTCTAAATGGTTTATCAGGAAATCTACAAAATGAACATAACTTTTGTTATAGTCCTGAAGCTGTAATGAAAATCAGAATTAATGGACAGTTATTATTACTTATGTTAGCTGAAAAGCTAACGCAAGTAGGATGCCGAATCATCCAAGCTAATACAGATGGTTTATTTGTATTACTTAAGAAAGATAACTATCAACAGGTTAACACTATTTGTAGAAATTGGGAACAACTTACTAAACTTACTCTTGAAGAAGAGCGTTTTGAAGCTATGTATCAATATGCTATTAATGATTATATAGCAGTTAAAGAAGGATACCAAAAAACTAAAAATCCTGATTTAATTAAAACAAAAGGAATGTTTATTACTAAAGTATTATTAGGTAAAGGACTATCTGCAAAGATAATTCCTGAAGCTATAATAAAATACTTTGTAGATGGTATACCAGTTGAACAAACTATTAAGGAATGTAAAGATATTAAAAAGTTTTTAATGTCTGAAAAAACTGGTAAACAATGGCATGTTGAATATATGAATGAGGAACAACAGAGAACTAATCGTTTCTATGCATCTACCAATGGTGGATACTTATGGAAATGGAAAGATACTGGTCACAAAGAAGGTGAAATTATAACATACACTGAGCCATATGTAGGAGAACATAAATATAAGGCTTCTGCAAGACAGTATCAGAATATGCTAACAGCATCTGGCGTTACTCTTTTAAATAAATTTGATGATAAACCAATAGAAGAGCGTAAAATTAATTATAGATATTATCTTAGAGAAGCTCTTAAGATAATTGAAGAATTACAACCAAGACAATTAGAACTGTTTTAACAGAATCTAACATATCGTATCAAATTCTTATAAAATTGTCATAAACTTTAATGCTTATGATACTAGAATTAGATACATCTCTATTAAACAAATTTAGTATATCAATTAATCAATTAGTATTTATTAGCCTTGTATTGAATGATAATCAAATAAATAATCAAGACATTCATGAACTTCTCAGCCGAGTTAATGAAGAAGAAATACAAGACTTAATTCAACGTAACATTATCGTAGTTACTATTTCTGACGATAATAAAATTTATAGTCCTTCAAAAGAACTACTTGATTTCATTAAAAAGAATGAACAGAGTATGTTTGACGAGTTCTATGAAGTATTTCCTATTTATGTAACAAGACCAGATGGAACTAGAGGTTTTCTTAGGTCTAACGTAAATAAATGTAGAAAAGAATATAACCGTATTATCGGTAAGTCTAAAGCTATGCATGAGCATATTCTATCCTGTTTAAAATATGAGATAGATGATAAGTTGCAGACAGGTAAAATAGGTTATATGAAAACTATGTGGAAATGGCTTACTCAACATGAGTGGGAATGTTACGAAGAGCAAATAAATGAACAACAAAATGCAGAATTATATGGAGCAACAGTTATTTAAGACACTACCGTATAAGACTATTGCTGAAGTAACTAATGAATCTGTTAGTTATATTCAAGCAAGAAAGGATAGAACTATTATTCCTCTTAAAACAAGATGGAAAAAGTTCAATAGAGTTTGTTGTGGAGGATTAGAACCAAACATGATTTTAACAATTGCAGGAGGTTCTGGATCTGGTAAATCAGCATTTGCAAATACGCTTGAAACTGATTTAATTGATCTTAATACAGATCAAGAAATTGTAATTTTAGATTTTTCGTTTGAGATGCTTAGTTATAGACAAATAGGTCGAAAACTGAGTAATCGATTAAGACGCACTACCTCGGAATTATATAGTGCAGAAGACAGTATAGATGATGCTACATTTACTAAAGTAAAAGAAGAAGCAGAACGCATTAAGAAGTATCAGATATATTATATAGATACTCCCAGTACTGTTGAAAATATCGAAAAAACTATAGATTATTTCCATGAAACAATAGCTAAAGATAAATGGCTAATTGTTATCCTAGATCATGCTTTATTGGTCGAAGGAGATACGGAACGTGGAACAATAGTAGATTTACAGAAAATGTTTATTCGTAAAAAGAAATTATCTAATACGAGTATTATACAGATTTCACAGATGAATCGAAATATTGAATTGCCTGATCGTATAAATAATCCATCTATGCATTTTCCGTTGCGTAGCGATTTAGCTGCATCAGATGCTATATTCCAAGCAAGTGACTATGTGATAGCATTATCACGTCCAGAATTACTTAATATTCAAAGTTATGGGGTCAATCGCTTACCTGTGAAGAATAAGGTATATCTACATTTTCTTAAAGTAAGAGATGCTGGAGAACCTTGTATATTAGAGTTTGACAATGAACTTAAATATGGTAATCTGATAGAAACTGAAGGAAATACTACTATGCAGCAAAATGTAGTATTTAACAATAAAAATAGGCTGAAATTATGAAAAAGACTTTTACAATAACTACTCCGAATGCAAAATGTGATCCGACTGGTGAATATAAGAATTATCTTTTGAAGCGTTTGCTTACTAGTTATCCAGAATTAGTTATTGACGGTATTGATACTGAGGAAACTCCGTTTAGTTATCAGTACATTGGCCCGAACAACAAGATACGTTTTGGTGCTGATTTATTTTCAAAGTGTGACGTTGCTAAGTATGTGGATTGCAAATATTGCCCATATGCTACACCATATTATCCTGCTGAAAAAGTGGAAAATTATAATTTAGCAACACAGTTTGCTCTTGCAATGAAACGTTTAGACGATTATGCAAAAGCAAAACGTAATTATAAACCTCTGTACGATTTTCGATTAGCAGATGGAACTCCTGTTAAGGAGTATGGAAATTTCATCCAGGTTGGTTATAAACTAATTCCGAAGTACGATCTTAGTTATTTTAACACAATCAACGATGAAGAAAAAACTATCATTAATAACATTATTATTATGATTAATAATACTGAAATTAATGCAGAACTTAATATCTAATAACTTTTACTTTACATAATACAAATTTTAACATAATTTATCATAGACTATCATATCGAGTAAAGTAGTATAACCTATTTAATATGTTAATACTACCAACTGAAAAAAATATACCAAAAGTACAAAATCCTAGATTTTTAATACTTTTTGGAAAACCTAAAGCTGGTAAAACAACATTACTTTCTATGCTTGAAGGATGTCTTATAATAGACTTAGAAGGAGGTTCAGAATTTCTTGAAGCTCTTTCTATTCAAGCAAGAAGTGTAAGTGATTTAGGAGAAATTGCTAACCTAATACGTCAAAAAATTACTGAGACAGGTAAGAAGCCTTATAAGTATATTGCAATTGATAATGCAACACGCTTAGAAGAGATATGTTTACCATATGCTGCTACACTTTATAGGCAAACTCCTATGGGGAAAACCTTTAAAGGAGATGATGTAAGACAGCTTCCCAACGGATCTGGATATCTATATCTTCGAGAAGCAGTAAAGAAAGTAATTTTTATGTTTAAAGAGTTATGCGATAACTTTATTCTTATTGGTCATACTAAAGATAAGATGATTAATAAGGATGGTGAAGAGCTTACAGAAATGGCAATAGATTTAGTTGGAAGACTAGGTGATATTGTTTGTGGTGAAGCAGATGCTGTAGGTTATGTCTATCGAAAAAAGAATGAAACTCATATTTCATTTGAAGGTGGAGATAACTCAGTACGCGAAGCAAGAGCTCCTCATTTAAGAGGAAAAAACATAGTAATTGCAGAAAGTAATGAAAACAATGAGATTACTACTCATTGGGAAAGAATTTATTTACCAGAATAAAAAGATTAAGATATGTATAGTAAAGAAAGAGCACAACAGATAACAAAAAATGACGTTAGATTTATTCCTGCAGGCATTCATGAGAATGTACAATTAAAAAGTGCACGTTTAGCAGAATCTCCTACAGGTAATAAGTTTCTTGAAATTGTCTTTGAAAAAGATGGGGCAACCTTAACTCAGACTGAGTGGAAACCTACGAAGTTTGAAGGTATGGACGAAGCAGCATTACAGAAGAAAGAAGATACTCAATTTTCTCGTATGATGCAAATTTTGCTTTGTTTTTATAAAGATGAACAATTGATTTTCAATGGTTCTACATTTGAAGAGTTTGCTACGGAAGTAGTTAACTATTTAAATAATGCAGATAAGTCTAAGTTAGTAAGAGTAAAGATTGTATATAACAATAAAGGATATACTACTTTGCCTTCATATGCAAAATATACATTTATTGAGCCTATGATCTTACCCGATGGTATGACTTCTGCAATTGCTAAATTAGGTATTGACAATTTTGAAAAGCCTATTGTAGCAGATGTAGAAACTCCTGTAGATACACTTGATAGTGTAATTAAGAATGAAACAACTTCATTTAATACAGGTAATTTGAACGATTTGCCATTTTAATAAATAAGGTTTAAATTAAATGCCTACGCTAGGCTAATATAGCGATACGAGAGTGTGAGTAGAGTCTAACGAAAGCACTCTCGTTTATTTTATGTCTAATTAAAAATCAATTTAAAATGCGTTTATCAAAATTCATAAACAAACATTTCTTTAATAAAGACATAGATACAGTAGATCCTAACTACACGATTGAAAATATCAATGTAGATAAAAAGCGTGACGAGCTTAAAGAAGGGGATGTAATCTATGCTGCCATTTCTACTACGATTAAAGAAAATGGTAAGAAAAAAAGATTGAATCAACGAAAGGATCTTTATATGCTTAAAGATTCCTATGGTAAATTTACTTTCGTCGACTATCTTGGTAATGAATATAAAACCTCTCTTACAGGTATTAAAATTATTAATAGTTTAAGTAAGAAACTTAAAGAACAAGAAATAAATAATTTATTAGATACTTATGAAAGAGACCTAAAAGAAGCAGAAAGACTAAAGTATCTAGAGGAAAGTAAAAGTTTAGGATTCAATTTTACTGACCTAGAGCCAGAAGAGAAGTTACGTAGAACTGTCAAAGCTGGCATAAAGAATATATGGATGGTTGGTCCTGCCGGTTGCGGTAAGAGTACTATGGCTAGAAATATAGCAGAAGAGATGGAAATTCCATATCTATGTATTAGCTGTGGTATAGGGACATCAGCTACCGAGTTTATTGGTTATAAGTATCCGACGCGTGAATCTACTCGATTTGGAGAGTATTATGCGAAACCATCTATTATATTGATTGACGAGATAACGGCATTAGATCCAGCAGTTGCGCAAATTCTTAATGCAGCGTTAGCAAATGATGAAATTGAGACTACTACGGGCTTAGTTCATCGACATCCGAACTGTATTATTATTGCCACAAGTAATACATTTGGGTTTGGGTGTGATCGTCAATATGTGGCAAATAACCAATTAGATGCGTCTACTATAGACCGTTTTATTGGCGGTATTGTAGAAGTTACGTATTCTGCTAAGTATGAAAGTCAGTATGATTCTGAAGTAGTAGATTATATAAATACTTTACGTAGATTTGCTAAAGAAACAAATTTACGTAAGGTAATATCTACTCGTATGGTTCAAGCTGGTCATACTCTTAAGTATAATCACTTTATGGATTGGAAACAAAGACTAATTATAAATTGGTCTGAAAATGAGAGAAAGACATTAGAACAATGGTTGGAGTCTAGTGATGAAACTCCTGCGAAAAAAAAATCTAGTTAGTTATGAAAGAATTATTATATAATTATGATAGCATTACAGATTTTTACAATGATGCAATTACTCCTACTCCAGAAGGAAATTCTAATGATCTTAACACTCATTTAAAAACTGAAGAAAAAGATTTTAGAGGATTATCTATAGATGATATACAAAAGAGTAAGTATTGCTATCTTAAAGGTTTAGATGGTCTTAAAGAAATAGAATTAAATGTTGATTTAGGAGGTTCTAAACGTAGTTATACTTATGACGAGTTTGATGGAGATGACATGAATTATGATAGATTACTTGAAGGTTTTCCAGCAATGAGAAAACGAGTAAAAACTCATGGAATAGGAAGTGGACGTCTTATAAACGTATATGTAGTAATATCTGAAAATTGCAACATAGGTTATAAAGAAATGCTTAATAAAGCCTATACAGCTATACAAATTGTAGATATGCTTGAAAATATAGGATATAGAGTTGCAATATATGCATGTGATTCTACCAGAGATGCTTATGGTAGCTGGAGAGAAGAAACAGGTGTAATATATGAAGTACGTGTATGTTTAAAGAAACATGAAGATTCTATGAATAAAGGATTAATATTAAATGGTATTAGTCCTTGGTTTTTTCGTTATTATATGTTTGCTCATCAAAAAGGTCATTACAAAAATGGCTGGGGAATGGGGCATGCTATACCACTTAATATAGAGCAAACAAAAGAAAATATAGTAATTAATCATGGTCAGTGTTTATCTAAAGAATCTGCTGATGCAAAATTGAAACAAATTGAAGAATTATTCAAGGTAGATTAGAAACGTTAAGCCATAAAGAGCTATTATACTATTCCTAAAGTATAATGATGAGATGTAATGAATGATAGGTGTAAGTCCTATGATACATATTTATCTTGACAGTTTAGGGAAAATTATAGTCTTTAATATTTTTTAAAGAATTTTATTGTTCTCTGCTTAACTATATGAGAATTCGAGCCTGAGTTGATGGTCAAGTTGCTCTTGAATATAGAACCAAGGGTTTTCTTTATTTTTAGTTAATCTATGCAAACATAGAACTGTAAAAAATAATTTATTATATTAACAAACAATGACAAATTTTATCCTATAGTGTGAGAGCCTATAGGATATACGGAATGTTCTTTAGAAAAGGAAAGATACTAATGTAGTGGGTTCGATTCCCACACATTCCACAATAAAAATCATATATTATGTATGACAAAAGAAGGGTTAAAACCCCTACTAATATTACTTTAGATTATATCTTATCTAAAGTAACGGAGTATGATATATATACTCATTATCTTGGACAATTTAAAGTAGGCGCTATTTATAATAGTCCATTCCGTAAGGATAATAATCCTTCTTTTGGAATATACTATAGTAAGCGTACAAAACAACTTTTGTTCAAAGATCATGGAACAGGAGAATGTGGTAATATAGTTAAATTTGTATCATTATACACAGGTTTAACAAATTATAACGATATACTACAAGATATAGTAGATAAGTTAAATATTACTACTTCAACTAAGCTCGATAGCTCTAAGCAATACATACCTTCTTCTGAGACTGTAATTGGTGTAGTAAGACAAAACTTTACTCTAACAGACATCAATTACTGGTCTCAGTTTCATATTTCAAAGGAAACATTAAAGAAATATAACGTTAATAGTATTAAATATTATTTATGCAATGGTATAGTTAAAGGCATTTATAAACCTGAAAATCCTATGTATGCTTATAAAGTGTATAATAACTTTAAGATATACAGACCATTAGCAGATAAATATACTAAATGGAGAAACAATCTTACAGAGTATGACATACAAGGTTATGCTCAATTGCCTAAGAAAGGTAATGTACTCTTTATTACTAAGAGTATGAAAGATGTAATGTGTCTTCATGAAATGGGTTATACGGCAATATCGCCTTCTTCAGAAAGTACATTCATTCCATTAGATATCTTAGAACAGCTTAAGAGACGTTTTAAGCGTATTATAATACTATTTGATAGAGATGTAGCTGGAGTAAAAAATAGTCGTAAATTAAGCCTTAAACATGGCTTAGATGCAATGTTTGTCCATAAGAAATTTAATGCAAAAGATATATCTGATGCAGTTAAGTTAAATGGATTTGATAAAGTTAAAAAATGGTTAAATGAAACGATTAACAAAGAAAAAAGGTTAGAAGAAAGTACGAAATGCAACTCCAAATGAATACGACGGAATTAAATTTCGTAGTAAACTTGAAACCTATACATATAAGAAGCTGAAAGAAGCTAATATTCCAGCACAATATGAAGCAATACATTTTGAACTTATACCTAAGTTTGAATACAATGGTGAAAAGGTAAGAGCTATGACTTACTTACCTGATTTTGTTGGTAAAAATTTCATAATTGAATGTAAAGGACTAATGGGTGACTCATTTCCATTACGCTGGAAGATTTTTAAATATACTCTTATGAAGAGTAGAGCGAATTATAAGTTATACTTAGTTCGTAACCAAAAACAAGTCGATTCTATGATCGATGAATTAAAAACTAAAAAATAACAGATTATGTCAGAATTTATAAAAGCAGGTAATAAGATCCTTAATAAACCTAATGGTTTTGATTATGATTTAATTAATGGTAAAGTATATAATCTTAAGTATGAACACTATGGAGTTGGTCCATATTTTGAAGAAGACGGATCTTTAAGTTTACCTAAGAAAGTATATACTACTAAAGATGACGATATCTTTATTAAACGAGTAAATACTTATTTTGAAAAGACATCAAAGCTGTCCACTGGTGTTATGCTTAGTGGTGTTAAAGGTACTGGTAAAACAGTTATGGCAAAAGTAATTGCTAAAAATTCAAATTTACCAATTGTTGTAGTAGATGAAGATTTTCCTACAAGTCAGATTAATGACTTCTTTCGTAAGTTTAGTACTCCCGTAGCCGTTATTTTCGATGAGGTAGATAAGCATTGGGATACAGAAGACTTATTAGGTTGGCTTGATGGAGTACAAACAAATGCTAAGAAATTAGTATTATTTACATGTAACAATGAAGATCGAGTTAATGAGTATCTTAAAGACCGTTGTTCTCGTGTACGTTACACTCGTCATTTTGAGGCAAATGACAATGCTCGATTCTTAAAAGAAATTCTTAAGGATAAGGGTATTGCTGAGAATGAAATTGAATCTACTTATACATTTATCGTAAATAACTTTAATTTATTATCTATTGATAATATTTTATCGTTTATTGATGAAAAATTAATGTTCCCTGGATTATCTAACGAATATCTCCTTAAAGACATGAATATTAGTTCAGATTCTGAATTAAGCGTTAATAAGGAACCGAAGAATGTTGAATCTGGAAAGGATGAAGACGAAGACGAATATGATGAGGATGATAATAACGAGGAATATGATAATGAGGATGGATGGTTACAATTAGTAGCCAATACGTTTTTAAACTAAAAAATAGGCTAGCAGAAATGCTAGCCTTTCTATACTATGAAAATATGTGGATTAAGCGATATACATGGACAATTTAGAGATATACCAGAATGTGATGTGTTATGTATCACCGGAGATATAATTAATTTAAATGATCAAAGGTCTATAGATGCATCACGACATTGGTGGTATACTAGATTTACTAAATGGGTAAATAGATTACCTTGTAAGAAAGTAATAATTACTCCAGGTAATCATGATTTCTTTTTAGAAGATGCTTATAATAAGTATTATTATGATGAATTAAAACAGGATTTATCAGCAAGAACTAATGACAAATTAGTTATATTAATAAATGAACAATATGAGTATGAAGGTATAAAGTTTTATGGTTGTCCCTATATCAATCCGATAATGTTCCAAGAAGGAAGATGGGCATTTGAAGATAAAGGTATAATGCCAGGAGAAATAGATCCTGATACTGGAGAAGAAAACCAAACAGGAGAAATAATAAGCCATTACAATAAAATACCTCAAGATATAGATATATTGCTTACTCATGATAATCCATTTAAAAATGGATTATTAAGTAATGCTCCAAGGCCTAAGTTAGCTCATCTGTATGGACACTGGCATGATGGAAGAGATTTACGAGAGGTAGGATATTATAATTGTTCATTATTAGATAATAATTATAATGTTAAAAAGAATTTTAAACCCATAATAATAGACATAATGAAAGAGCAAGAAAAGATAAGTTTTTTAGATTCTCTATCTTTATTAATTGAACCTTTCTATAAATTAAAAGGAGAAAAACCTTTATCTTTAGAAGATATAAAGGAATTCTTTAATATGCAAAAGGAGTTTTATAAAACGCAATTAGAAGATATAATTGCAGAAGATGAAATTCCTTGGGATACTAACTTAGAAATAGAAGAAGAAAATGATGAAGATTGATATTCCATATTATGAAGATAATACAAGAATATCAAATTCTGCTATCGGTTGGTTTCTAAAAAAGGGTCCTAAGTACTTACGAGATATGCTAGATGGTAAGGAAAAAGGACTAGAATTACCTCAGTTAGAAAGAGGTACTATGATACATGAATATATACTTCAACCAGAAGAATTTTGGAAAGACTATGAAATATTAGATTTTGAAATACCTAAAGTAAAACAACAGAAAGATTTATGTGAGAGATATTCTCAATTAAAACTAACTGATCCTTTAGAAAATGAAGTATCTATTCTATTAAAATCTTATAGATCTGCTTATAGTAATAATAAAGGAGCAGCTCAACAAATAAGTGAGGCTAGAAGTATTGTAGATAAATATGATAGCTATATTAAATATCTGCAAATAGGAAGCACAAAGAAAGTAATATCATTTGCAGATTTACACATGCTAGAAACTATAAAGAAAAATATTGAGGATCATATTGCAGCTAATAGATTGCTGTACGATGTTCCTACTACATATACCTGTCATAATGAATTTCATATTAATTGGGAACTTTATGGAATAAAGTGTAAATCTTTATTAGATAGAGTAATGTTTGACCACGTTAATAAGAAAATTATTCTGATAGACCTAAAGACAACGAGTGATGTCTACAATTTTGCTCATTCTGTAGAAACATTTGATTACTACAGACAGATAGCTTTTTACCTTTGTGCTATTACTTGGTATATGATAGAAGAGCTAAATTTAAATCCTGATGATTATGATTTAGAAGCTTATATTATTGCAGTACAAACAAATGGTAATAATGAAGTTAGAGTATTTAATATGTTTAACGAAGAGGAGTTACTCAATCGAAAAAATATTATTGCAAAAACATTAACAGAAATATCATATCATATCAATTCCGGTAATTGGGAACATACTCGTAAATATTACGAAAATGATGGAATTGAAGAATTATAATCCTAAGAGTTCTGAAGATTGGGCAATTGTTGCTAAGTATGATACAGTAGAATTTACTGATGAAGAAGATATAAATCAACCTACAGAAGTAGAAATAGATGGTATGGAGTAATGAATTAATTTTATTAGCTCCAAGAGTATTACCAAATAGAAAACCCTTAGAACATCCAAGTTTTATAGGCTTATATACAGCTATAAATAAAGAATATTCTAAGGGTTTTATATATTTAGTATTTAAGCATATAGATGCAAATCAAGTTAAAGATTTAGAAGGATCTTTAAATAATACTAAATATTATTATAGTATGAGATTACTATACGTTAATAATAAATATTTTGTTATATTTACTTTCTATATAGATGATATTAATATAGAAGAGTATAAAGAACATGGTAATATTGGTTTTACTATAGAAGATTATGCTATAGTTTTTATTTTTTGGGGTGATTTAGTTAAAGATATGCCTCAGTTTTATAATAAGGATATATTTGAATGTAAAAACAAATTAAATGAAAAGGACCTATTGTGAAATAGGTCCTTTATTTATTCTCCTAAAATTTGTTTCTAATAATAATTACGTTTACTTTGGATATCCTTAAGCTCCCATAAGTTTTTAAAAGGTGTAAGTTTCCATAGAGCTCTTTCAAATTCAGTCATACCTTTATATGCTCCTTTTTTTATTACTTTATTACCGTCAAAACTTTCCTCTTTAAATAGACTTCTTGTAGTATTAAATAACATATTAGCTGGAGCAGACATAACTTCTGTAGCATTTTCTATATAAGATATAATTGCAGAAGGACTTTTAACAGTTCTAGCTATATCAAATATATTATAAGGAGCCATAATTTCAAAAGAAGTTCGTTCTGTTACATAAGCAAATAACTATTTTAATTTATTTTTCTTATCATCATCCGCTGAGCTCGATATTAGAGGTCGTAGTAATTGAGTAATTAGAAGCCACAAAGATATTTCTGTCGTAATTTTTGCTATATTTTCTCTAACTACTGGGTCACTTAAAAACTCTCTTCTAAATGCTAATAGAATATTTTCATTATGTTCTATCGCCTAAGTAAATATTCTATAAGGAGTCTAGAAAACCGCTTCTTTATATCTTCTGGTCTAATAATCTAGCTATCTACTCATTAGAAAACGTTCTTGAAGAATAACTGGTAAATACTACCTATGCATCATGACAAACTATCCTGCCGCATTAGCAAGAATTACAGATCTCTATAAATCTGTTAATTGTCCGTCTGCAGATTGAGATAACTATCTAGCTAAATATCCAATTTCATTTTTGACAGCATCTACTGCAGATTGATTTGCTGGATCTTTAGCTACCATTTCTCCTCCTATAAACTATATCGCATCTCTAAATGTTAATTTATCTCCAAAGTTCCAGTCTAGAACATCACCAGGTTTAAACACTTTTAATACATATTTTTGCTTATATGCCTCTCTAGACATAAACTATCTATTACCATTCTCATCTATAACTAATTTATAGTTGTGCATAATAGAACCAAGTATCTAGCCTTTAACAAAATGATCTTGCAATGTATATATACCAAAACCCCAATGTTTACTAGTCATATTAAGTAATTTATTCCTATTAGTAGGATTCAGCTGCATTGTAGCACCAACTTCAAAGTATTCCATACATTTGGTCATAAAAGGAGTATATGAAGTTACACCAAGTTTATTTGGTATATTTACTACCAGATCGCTTATCATATCTTTAAAAGCATAAGATGCGTCTACTGGATTATAGTAACGCTAAACTAAAGAATTGACTATGTGAGAGTATAATGCAGTAAAACCGCCTGTAAGAGCACACCATAGATTTAACGCTAAGTTTCTAGCTGTACCTAAAGTTCTAAGTATAGCTAACATTTTAGTAACATTTATTTCTCTTGGTTTACTTATATCATAATTAATAAGATTGAATATACTACCTTTATATGGCACTATACCAAATAATTTACCACTTTTGTTATTACCGTAGCTTATAGTAACAGTCTGACTCTTAATATCATAAAGATTCATATCTATAAAGGCCTTTGCAAACTTAGCTACATTGGTTTCATTCGTTTTTACCTATCCACTTCTATCTAAGTATTTTTTGCCTAGTATATGAGATTTAAGTAACTCTACTTTAGGTTGAATTTCTTTTTTATATTTCCATTCCTTAGCAGACCTATAATATTCTATTACACTGCCAACAGCATCTGCTTTTAACACAGCAGGATTGTCTAATCTAGCAATATAGTTCTATGGTATAAGGTTAAGTCTTTCTCCATTCGGTTTATTAAGGGCTTTATTAAATCCTTTATCATCATTACGTACAGATAATTTATCTTTAAACCACTCAGAAAATCCTTTAAATGGAGCAGATAGTTTATATAAACCTTTAGAAGCTCTCCATTCAGCGCCAATATATCTGTATAAGCTACCAGATATTTGTGGAGTCCTATAAGGATATATTTTACTTAAATTGGTATATTCCGCATTAGCCTCAGCCATTGTCTGTAGTAAAGCATCATATAATGCTTTAACTTCTGGATTATTCTAAATTTTATTATATCTGTCCGAGGAATCGTATTTATCTTCTTTAGGAATCCAGTATTCATCTTTTAATTCAGGGTGATCTACCTGAGCTTGATAATAGGCTTCATTATAAAAAGGGCTATCCTTAGATACTTCTAACCAGTTGTTATTAGGTACTCTTTCGATTAAACTTTCATCCTTAGGAACAAGTTTAGTATACCAAGATTTAGGAACTGTTTTAATACTTACTCTGCCATTACTATCCGTGCTTTTAATAGTATATGCATTAGCTTGTAGCCATAGTTGTGCAGATTCTGGGTCATCGTTTAGCAATGAATCATAAAACTTACGTTTATCTTCATACCACTATTTTGTAGGAACAGTTTTTGCAATTTCATCAAACTCATATTCCCCAGGAATAGTAGAAGCTTTCTTTTGTTTCCTTATTTGAGTCATTCTACGAGATATAGCGCTAAGTGCATTTTTAGTCCCTTGAGGCAGATTATTAGCATCTATTTCCCCAGTAGAATCTTCTCGAAACATAGACAATATGGCTCTTCTACGTTCCTATAATGCTGCGTACTCTTCTCCGTAATATTTTTTAGCAGCTTTATCTAGCATTTGATAAAACTTTTCTTTATACTATACTTTAGAATTAAGCTCCAGCCATTCATCTTTTTGAGCTTGTGTAAGCGTTTTATCGCTCATTACACGAGCTTTTTCTTTTTCATAAGCTTCGCTATTCTTAGTCAATACAATACCTTCAGAAAGCTTTTTATTAAGTTCCTATAGTTCTTCCGCTACCTATAATTGGATGCCTTGTTTTTTACGGCCATTTATATCATATATACTAGCTAACTATTTTTTTTCTAACTAATGCTTTTTTAATTGAGCTCTTTCTTGGGGATTTAATCTTTCTAGTCTAACTATACCGTAATTATCTCTAGCTTTATTTTGTAGGTTACGAATATTTATTTGTATAGATTCCCTTTGCTACTGTGTTTCATTACTAAGGTGATTGAAAGCCTCATAATAATCAGCAGTAAAACGCCTTTCACAATGTTCCGATAACCATTTATTTCTCAGTTTATTATATTCTATACGTATTGCTCTATTTTCTGGTAAATTTAAGTCAGTAATATCAATACCTAATTGCATACAAATATTATCCATCTCTTTTTTGTACGCTTTTTCAAATTTCCCATAATTTCTAGACCTTACAAAATATCCAGTGGTGTTACCATCATCATCTATCTCAAATAGCTATAGTTGATTATATTTATTAGTTTTCTATAACAGTTCTATTAACTAGTTTTGTTTAGCGTAGGTATCTTTCCTTACTTTTTCTTCGGCTCCATTTATAAGATAAAAAATAGATTTTATACAATCGTCCTTTATTTTATCTCCAGCACCAAATAAATAAGTAAGATAAGATATATCCTTATCGTAAGATGTAATATCAGTCTATTCGTATCTATATATGGTAACAGCTCCTACTTCTACTCCAACATCTTTTAGTATTTTAGATGCATTTCTAGCTATCTAGCTTTTAACTATAAGTTGCCCTTCTGTTAATAAAGCCTAGTACGACTTGGCTCTCTTTATCAATCTATCTAGTTTGTAGTTGCCATTGCCATCTTTACCTACTATTTCTCTATAGGGTTCCCTATATATCAGTTGCTGAACTATATCGTCTATTATACCAACATAAAAACTAAAGAAATTCTAGTCTAAATCATTAAGTTTAGTATCATCTATTATTTCATTATTTTTTCTAGCTTTTATTAACATTTCAGATGCTGTTTTAATTTCATCTGCTGATTGTTGTAGGAAGTTATTAATACTTTCATAGTCTGATACTAAACCCTGAGTAATATTCTAAATTTGCCACTCCATAGTTTTTTTAGCTTGCTACTCTACTATAGGATCCGGATGTTTAAATATTTTTAAACGAGATTGTAGCGCTTCATTTATACTTTGCGCTAAATTATGAGTAATTTTTTCAAACTATTCTTTATCTTGTTCTATCTAATCTAACTGGGATTCCATATTAAAGATAGCTTGTTGCTACCTAGATACTAAATCGTTAGTATTATCAAAAAAGTACTAATAGGGAATATTATTATCCACATTAAATGATATTAAATCTAACAATTCTCCCTGTATTACTTCAATATCTTGTTGACTATACTATTTTGTGAGTAGATTTACTATACTTCGCCATATTTTTTGTAGCAAATCTTTTATTGAATTTACTTCATTTTTATTTGCCATATCATTTATAATGTTTTCTACAAATGACTAGTTAGTTAATAATTCTGAAGTGAATTCATATATATCTTTTAAACCGTAATAATCTCCTGTTTCTTTTTTAGGGCCTTCAATTAGTAAAACCTTTTTATAAAGTTTATTTATTGTATCATATACATATTTCTCTTGCTAAGAGAAATTTTTGCCCTATTTTACTCTATATATACTGCTTACTGTATAAGCATGCACTATCTCATGCATTAACGTTCTGATATTTTTATCAGTACTCTGCATTGAAAAAGTTGCAGGATTAATTCTTATTGTATTATTTGTTAAAGAATAATCCATATACTAAGTATTAGCAGACAATTCAATTAATATATTACTATCCTTAAACAAGTTATACAGATTATCAAATCTACTTCCGGCATAGTAGAACTATAGTTGCTACAGAGCATTAGAAACTGTAGTTACAGCGTCTTCATGGAATATTTTCTATAAAGTATAATCTAACCCTATGTTAGGGTCGTACTCAAAAACAGATTCTGCTTTAAAGATACTATCATCCTAAGTAGAGAAGGCCCCGCTATTATCTATAGATTTAACAAGATTAGGATTACTTATAGAATATACCGTTCCATAATTCTATTTTTCGTAATCATTCCAAAACATTTCTATATCAGAGATATCAAAATTCATTATACCTTCACCTACATCTTTCACGTGGCTGTATATTACACCATCGTAATCTGCATTTGCAGACAATCTCCTCTATCCAGGATACTGCTTCTCTACAGCATCTCCAATTTCTTCTCCTTTTCCATCTATTGTTAATGGATTACGGATGCTTAAAAATACTTTAGTAGGAAGACCAGAATAAGTAGCAGCAGTCATATAGTCACCAAAGTAGATATCGCCATATTCATCCCCCTTAAATACTTTTATATCTTCATATCCATTGTGATAAACAATTAATGGTTCTCCATTTTCATCTACTATCTTTGATGAACCTTCAACGTTGTTTATCCAATCACCAAACCAATTTTTAAATTCGTCTGTAAACACTTTTACTTTAGCCTTAATAGCTTGTTCACGATTGCCATTATAATGGCTCAAAAGATCTGAAAACAGCTTAGAAGGCTCCCCATTGGGAGCCTGATCTATAGCATGACCGTTATTTTCAGACACTACGTAATATGCAGCGTCTTTACTACCTAATACTGTAGTAAGTTCGTCTACTGCTGCTTTTACTTCTTTATTATCTAAAATTAAACACTGCATAATTACTTACATTCTTCTTTACGTTTTTTACCATTTTTTTTCAGATTATTCACAGTACCTTCATTTATTTCAGTGATATCGTCAATAGGAGTTTCTACACTATCTATGATTTCTGTTATGAGTTCAGTAACATCAATAGCCTCAGGTTCTGGAGTTAAATCTTCAAATTCTATTCCACTGTCAGTTTCCATCCCATCTAAATCTGATAATAATGTATCATCTATATGATTTATATTATCTACTTCAGATGGATCTGAAGAACTATCAACAAATTCCTCAGGAGATATAGTTTCTGATGATGCTATTTCCTACTCCTAAGTGCTGCTATCCTATATTTCCTAATCAGTATAGTTATCTGTTTGATCTAATTCTATAGAAGCTTTTTCTTCTATATTATCGTAATTAGAATAATCTACAGAGTGATAACTATCATCTTTCACAAATACAATGGGGTCTTTTCCTCTTAATAACTGAACTCGCTTATCTATTAAATTAAATACATTATTTATCTAATCTAACATTTTATCAGTGAAATTATTAGTATCAAATGCTGATGGTTGATCACCTTCTTTATACAACTCATATATTGAGTTAGAACCAGCATCATATCCCAATTTAGGTACTACTGTATATATTCTTTCAATGGTCTTTCCAGTATCAAGATTCACTATATCCCCTATTCTTTGGTATACGTCAATATTATTACCTGTACCTACTATTTTGAAGAATTTATAGTTTTTAGATATATCATAATCTCCTCTCACACTTATAACAGTGTTAACGTTTACTCTAGTTTTACTAGTAGCTGATGCTAAATTAACTACATTAGATACTCGTTCTCCACCTTCATCATCACGTCTAACTCTTCTAACAAATACAGGTACTATGTCATTATCTCTCCAATAGTTTCTTACAAGATTCAAATATATAGAGTCTACCCAATCTGACGTATTATTACTATTTACTACAGATGTATCTCCATAATTTAATTTGTTAATAGCGTCAGCAATAGATGATACATAACCTAATTTTCTCTTATATGACATAGGTACTAAATTAAAGAATGAATTAGGAGTTCTGTTATCGTAGCTAGTTAAAAATGAATATTTAACTAAAGTTTCGGCAAATTCTCTGATAGTATTATCTTCACTAGTAAGTAAGTCATAAAACGCGGATCTAAGTCTATCTTCATAATACCTAGAGTTATTCATAGTAGATGTAGACGTATTTATATAACTTATATTCCTTTTATTGTTAGAGGTTACCGCTTGTAAATAGTTAAGTAGTTCGTTTGTAATATTTCCAGATTCATCTACAAAAGTTATTAGATTAACATTATCCTTATTAACTCTAATATAATTTTTTATACTATTTAATCTACGAGCAATGCTATCTTTTCCAAACAGAATACTGTTTATATCACTATCAGTTAACATAAGATCAGTATTGTTGGCTGTTACTTTAGCTCTAATTATACTTTCTACTTTATTAGAAAGAGCTCCAACATATTCCTTATTACTAGTAGCTTTATATTTAAATAATATAGATTTACCATTATTAGTAGGAGTATAGTTTCCACCTCTTATTTGCTGTAATATAGAAGTAAGTATTTCTTTATAACCATTCGTAGCTGCAAACACTTGTGATCTCAATATACTATTTGATAAATCCATAGCATATATTAACTTCTTATGTAAGAACGTATTTCCAAAGTAAACGTCTAGTCCATTTGTATCTACTGTATCAGTAAAGAATTTTTCTTTATTATCCTCTATAAATGTAGTATAAGAATTATAAAAGTTCTATAATTGAGATAAGTTATTACCATACTTCTTAGTATCTATCTAAGATCTTTGAACTAAATCTGCCATAGTTTGAGCATCAGAAGCTAAATCTTGATATGCTTTAACAACTAATAGTTGTTGAACTATATCTTGAGGAGTGATATCATTGCTTCTAAAAGATTCTAAACTACTAGCAAGCTTAGATTGATTAAACGCATCAATACTTCCATTCTACACTAGCTACTCAATCTGCTTTTTATAAGTATCTGATAAAGGGAATCTATTTAGCATATCCCAATATTTCTATTTTATATCAGAGAATATCTAGTTATCGTACTACTTACTAACTCCGATTACTCCTTCATTCATAATCTTTCTGTTAGCGTACTCTTTTAACGCTGGCTGCGCTAAGAATAAGAATGTATTTCTACCTTTACCTGTTCTAAGTAAGAAACTAGCCATGTTATAAGTAACTTTATTAACATTCAACACGATTATATAAGGATCTTTAGCAACGTCTACGTGAGCGTTAATCATGGCAGATAACCAATCAAGTATCTTATAACCATCCTATCCAGTTATTTCATCAAATTGATTTAAATTGTATTTACTAGCTCCTTCAGAGAATTTCATTCTAAGATGAGTGGCCTAAGTAAGGCAATGATTAGTAGAATTTAAAGCAAAAGGAGCAATACCGGCTTTACCAGACGTGTATTCTGTTTTTCTAGATTCCTAGAACGAAGGCATAAGTTCGTACATAGGTTCAGCTTCTTTCAGTTCTGTAGTCTATACTAATGGTAATATTTCTTTTTTAAGGATACCAGTAAGAGTATCAATAGAAGCTCTAGTTTCTGCTAGCGTCTTCTTATCTGAGATTACTAAAGTATAACTATCTAATAACTTATTAATTAATGCGCCTTCTGTTTGTTCTACATATGATTTAGCGTTGTTATTCCAAGTATATCTTTCATTAGTTTCAGGATCATACGCATAAGTAGCTATGTACAATTTATCAATATCGAAGTCAGATCCAGTCATAGCTGTAAACTCATCAGGTACTACTATAGTATCTCCAGTTTGAGCAGGTAATACGTCTGCTACTATAAACGAGAATGTTGATGACAAACCCTGAGTAGGGATACGATAGCCAATACCATAAGGTTTAGAATTGTTGCCTATTACATTATGCTCTATTAACCAACTTCTCATAGTAATATAATCGGTCTAATATTCCTAAGGAACTACATCTCTGAAGAAATTAGTACTTAACATAACTTCCATGCTACCTTTATCTGGATCAAAACTAAGTTTCTTTCCGTCATTAAAAGGTCTGGCAGTTTCCTCATTCCATACTTGATTAGCTCTAAATCCAAATGATGCCATTTGAATAGCAGAACCACCTGGAGTATTTACATCTATAACCTCTTTATTAATAAGCGATATTATTTTACTCTCAATCCAATTACGAGTACTTAATGATGCAATAGGAGCTCTGAAATTACCTTTCTTATCTAATGCGAGTGCTTCTGTAATTTCTGCAGACATATTAGTACCTTTAGCTTCCTATATAAGATAGTTTGATAACGCTTTATTGTTTATTCTACCATTCTTATCAAAGAATCTACCGGCTACTCCGTTACTGCCTTTGAGTTTCATGTAACCCTTGGTAGACAAAGCTTTTATACAACCAAATACATCCTTTTTAATCCTAGCTCCAGATACATTTTGACCTTTATTATGACCATAATGGCGATCATCTACTACATTACCAATACATATTTTTACTGCCTATGTACCAAATGATCTATCAGTATGTTCATGTGGTTCAGTATTTAACTGTAACCTAAGTTGTTTTATATCTTGTACTTTAGTAGTAAGACCTCCATTAAGTCTTTCTACTACAGTATCCTAATTTATAACAGTTGTAGAGGGAGAATTAATAGCTTCTATATTGAGCTGAGTATTTCTATTATCTTTATATACTTTAAGCTTATCTCTAGTAGACCCTACTTTGGTTGAAGATTCAAATTTCAACATATCAATAGTACCCAGTTGTTCATTGTTCATTCTATCATACAGATATTTATTATCAGCATTAGCTAATATCTTGAACATAGGGAATAACGCCATTTTATCAAACACTGGTACATTTATATCTGATACCTCATCAAAATGGTCACCAAAGTACATCATTTTTAGTGGTTTGATTGAAGCTCTTAACGCTTTTGCATATAGTTCGGGATTTCCAAGTACATTCTAATTACTTTCGAGTATATTATAAGCTTCTTCTATTTCTGGAGACCATTCTCCTAAAGCCTACATAATACGCTTATAAAATGCAGGTCTGATATATACAGCAGCATCTGCCTAATTGATATTACCAGAATTGTTTTCATCATCATAGGCATATGGATCTGCTGATTTTACAGCTTGTTTTTCAATAAACTTGACATCATCAACGCTCAATTTAGTACGATCTTGCATAGTATTATCAAAATGCTTATCGTCTGTAAGTTTAAATAATTCATCATCTGTCAAACTTGGATTATTTTTCTTAAGCATTGTTCTAGCTAAATCAGCTTTAAATATTTGTTCAAGTCTACTATGATATTCAGAACCTATCATATTATCCTACAATATAGCACTAGTGTATTTAGTACTATTTCTAGGATCATTATCTCCCCAATGTGTTCTAAGATTAGTACCAGTAGATAGTACAGAGGATAAACGTTTAATCTTATCAACATCCCTTTGAAATATTCCTACAATTTTATCAGATTTCCATTTATAAAATGCAGGGTCTCCAACGAAACACTTCTCTATTTCCTCTATAGATATAGCATAACCGGCCACATAATTAGCTATTATACTATAGATAATATCATTCTGAGTAATAGCATTAAACTCTTCTGGTATATGTGATACTAAGGTTTCATAGAATGCAAATGGGTTAGCATTTTCCTAATCTTCTAATACAGAAGTAGAAGGCAAATTGCCGTACTACAAATTGCCTTTTTTATCTCTAGATATTACTCCTAATTTTATAGCCTATTCTATCTCTTTATCTACTTTATCTATAAGCAGAGTATTCATAGAATCTCTAAGCAAGGCTCTATCTTCTATTAGTTCTGTTCTAATACGGTTCAGAGCTTGAGTTATTAACTCAGGATTTCCTGATTTCTCTGCATCATCTAACATACGATTAAGACTAACTGTAGCTCCATTTATAGGTAACTAGTTAAAATAACGGAATCTACCACCGTTACCACCAGGAGCCATCTTTCCATCTTTACCTATTTCGCCATGATAATTATCATAGAATCTAGATTTACCTTTTTCTACATCTTCTTTACTATCGAAATATTTTACTATAGCATTGTATTCATCTAAGAAGTAATTACAGAATATATCTAGGGTTTCATTAGAGAATCTACGAGGAATTATAGTAGCTTCCATAGAACCTTCGGCATTAGGAGAGTACTTTATAGTGCCTAAAAAGTCTTTTGGTAATTTAATACCTTCTATACTATACCAAGTCTTTTTATCGGACATAGTTGGTAGTATTAATCTACCTTGATGCACTAACAATAGTTTAGCTATATAATCTTCTAATGGAGTAATTCCAAAATAATCTCTACTAGAGTTGGTTATATTATCTCTAATAGCAATAAGAGTGTGTAGTTTAAGTTTTGGTTTATCAGGAGAAGTTAAAGCTTTAACTATGAGAGAATTTGCGCTATATGCAGATCTAGCTATATTATCTAATTTGTTATAAGCATTAGTATTTAACCATCTAAGCTAATCAGACATATAGTTGTTCTAAGTAATAGGATACAGCAAACTACCGTCCGCTCCAGTAACACTGAATTCTTCAGGAGTTGGATGCATTTCTCCGTAAGCTATCGCCATTAGGTTAATTACAGCATTAGGACTTTTATAATTGAATATACGAGATGCAGATATAGTTTGTCTCTTAAATTTAGCCTCTAGACTCTTTGCGTTATTCATTAACCTGATGTTGTGCATTATAGAATTACTAATAGACCCAGGCATATTTTTATATAATGCACTAAATACAAAGAATTCAGGATAGTTAGTAGAGTTAGTATTTACTTTTCTCAATAAATAATTCAAAGATTCACTATCAAAAGGTATACCTATTGCATTTAATAAGTTTAAAAACCTTTCCTTAGTATGTTCAAACTATTTTAGTCCTTGATTACGTATATCAGCATTCTTACTATTTAATCGCTTTTGTATCTATTCTATATCACTTAGTATCTGTTTATCTAATTTAGCTAATTCAGAATATCTATTCGTATTTATACGTGACCTATTGTTTTTATCAGTAAAGATTAAAGAAGATAACATAAAGTTCTGAGACCACTGACTCGGTAATCTAGCTATCTTTCGCAGATTACTACTATCCATTACTGTCCATACTTTTCCTCCTCTTCCTTTAGTATTCTTCTGTATAGTTCCTGTAGAAGTATCAAATATATCTACAGTATCCATACTGTTTTTTGCACTTTGTATAGTAGTCAGTAACTGAGTAACTGTATTTTCTGGTAATGAATATGCAGGATTATCTATTCTATCAAGTAAAGTAGCAAAGAATGGATCCGCTTTAGCTAAGTTTCTTACTCTTCTTATCAAATCTGGCCAATCGTTAGATAACCATAAATTATCTAATATTTTATTCCACGTAATATCAAAAGATTGTGCTACATCTAAACCAAATATATTATCTTTTACAGTATCTACTATTTGATTACCATTTTCGTCTGTAACAAATTTGGATTGAGGAATAGAATAGAAGAATAATTTGGCGTTAAATGCTACATTTGCTTTCTTACTTATCTCATATGAAGCTCTATCCCATACATTGTCGTAAGTATCTCCTGAATCTTTAGCTTCTTTCTCTGCTATTTCTGCTTCTTCACGTTCTATAGCCCTAATACCTAACTCTTGTAGATACGCACGGATCTATTTAGCAAATAGACTTTTATTACTGAGCACATCGTGCACCATCTACTTTTTAGACTCATTGTAATCATATTCTCTAGCATCATATAAATATTGAATATTATCAAATACATCATCTAATTTTAGATTTTGTATGTCTTCCATACTTCTAATATTAAGTATAGATAGTGCTGTATTACTTAAGGTTTCTACTATGTTATACAGAGTATTGGCGTTGGCTATATGAGGCATATTTTCCTATTCCTTATTACTTATACCTGGAGCATAATAACCTATACCAACATCATATTTCTTATTAAATTCCTCGAGAGTATCTTGATCTAACTGCGCATTCTTAAAATTGCCTTTTCGTATTTGATTGAACACTTGATTTTGTAGGCTAAGTTCCTTTCCTGCGAATGCCATTACTAAGTCCCATATAGCTTTAAAGAATTTTTTTATTCTGTAAGTCCAGGTTGGATTTACTTCTTTAAGCATATATGCTTTAAATTCTTCTGCTAATTGCTCTTCTATTTCCTATTTAGTGCTATTAGAATACTCAGGATTTCTTTTTACATAATCTGAGTATATCTAATCCCTCTGTGCAGGAGTTAATAATAACAAAGATACGTAATGCCATGCCTCATGATATTCTACTCCTGCTCCACCTTTAGTAGATAGAACTATTCTAGCTACAAATTCATCGTGTATACGATCAAATACAGATTGTAATAAACCATATGCTGATGGAGTATTAATAGCTCTCATAGCAGCATTAGTTACCATTACATCATCCGGATCTATACCCAAAGTATCATGTAACCATTTTTTAGCAGCAGCAATATCTAAGGTGCCTTCTCCTCTTACTGTGGAGAATACGCCTTTATTACCCAACATCTTCTATAATACTCTACTATTATTGGGTAATATAACATATTTACCATCTGCTTTACGTACATACGTATAACCTTGTTTTGGAGTAAGACCTGCAGCAATAGTTTCATCATAAGTAAGAGCTTTATCTTGCTATGGTAGTTCTATAGTAGTAGTTTTTTTAGATTCTTCTGTAGCTATTTCGTCAGAAGGCTATCTGGGTTGCTCATATTTAGGTTCTACAGTAGCAGTTACTTGTTTAACTTTCTCATTAGTAGATTGTTTAACCTATTCGATATTACTAACTTCAGCAGTTTCTGCCACAGCTGCATCATCGGCATACACAAAAGGATCTCTAAAAGCTCTATCTCCAACATCAGTTTTAAGCACCTGATGGTTTATCATCCAAGACATCAGTATAGGAGTACCATCTTTACGAACCACTTTACCATCAGTATCTCTTGTAAGATTTAAATCTTGCATAGTAAATACCAACTCATCACAGTTCAATACGCGATAATAATCAGTATTGTACTTATTCATATACTCGATAGCAGCATTTACAATGTTATCTGAAATAGGATTCATCATAGCTTCTTTATCGGTATTCCAGTGTAAATTATTTGATATTTGTCTGATTACATCGTAAGCTTGCTGATCTGTAAATACTATCTTGCCGTTCGTATTTTTTATTTTCAGATATTTTAATACGTAAGATCCATCAGGTGTTCTAGATGCATACATCAAGAAACTACCCTTAGTATTAGTGTAGTAATGTAAAGTTTTACGAACATAAAAAGATAGTTTTTCTACACGATTATCTCCTACAGTTACTGTGCCTGGACCGTAATTTACTAATATATCTAATATATCTAAGAATTCAGGATTGTTAGATACAGGTAACGTCTAAGTGACTAATCTAAATAATAATTCTGCAGTGCTAAGCGGCACACGTTTACCGTTATCGTCATATTTGGCTTTACCATCTGGAGTATAAGAAGTTATTAGGTTCTTAGATCCTCCCTATATGAAATGTCTCTTTTCTGCTAACATTATTGGAGCACTACTTCTCTAAGAAGGAGTATTGTCTACTTTAGGTATTATGTATATTTTACCTGCATACCCAACCCCTTGAGCAGATGCTTTTGTTACTTGATCAAAATTTACTATAGTAAATCTATCAGCAGGGTCCATTGGGAATGGGCCTTTACCATATCCAAATTCTACTTCTCCGTTTAATATCTGATTAGACATCTATATAGGATCTGAACTTAAACCAAATTCCTATACTTCAGTAAGAGATCTATATACAGGTCTTTTTCCTTCAGATGCCTAACTATTAATAGAACCATTACTTTGTCTTAAGTTAACTGGAATTATACCTTTAGGAGCCACTTGAGGTAAAGTAGCAGATTTGTCTACAAAATAGTTAGGAGAGTATGTTTTAATATATTTGTCTATAATACTCTTACGCAATTGTCTAAGTTTATTTATTTCACTATTAGTCTTAGAGCTGCTTACGTTCCAATTACGCATTTTAGCTCTAGCTTTATCTGGTTGATATAAAGCTAGATTGTATATTAATTTCTTACCATCTTCCGTAGTTTCTTCGATAATTAAATGTACTGCCATTCTATCTGCAGCATCTCTCTCAGATTTTCGTGTCTCCTTATTATCTGTAACTATATAGTAAGCTTTCTATTTAGATAACCAGCCCGGTATGGCTAATTTAGATGCTAATTCTATTCCTGGTCTACGCTCTCCATCAAATTGCACAGGTTTACCATTAGCTTCAATAGGCATTACTTCTGTAGAATTAAAAGCATAAAAGAAGGTAGAATGTATTCTATTAGTTTCTACTTTCTTCTTAGTATCTAAACCAGGAGATTTATCAGTCTAACCTAAATAATTTGCTGCTTCCTAAGTAGTAGCCATATCTACAGCGTCCACCTATTCAAACTGCCCTTGCATTTCTATCTCTTCGTCACTCACCGGAGATCCTAAAGACGGATCTTCATTACCTACCCAAGTATCAGTTCCATCTGTATATATTACGTCATCCTAAGTCTCTAAAGGAACTTCTACAATTTCATCAGTAGATCCGTCAAATGATTCTGGTGTAAGATTAATAGTGGGATTTATCTACTTTGGACTGATTGGTTCCTAGCGCTTAGTATTATATGTAGACTATTCAGACTATACCTCTTCTTCTGTAGTAGTAATATTTTCAGTAGAAGTTACATCAGAATCTTCAACATTACCTATATCTGCGATAGGCCCGCCATCTTCTATAGTATCATACTTAGCTTTTAATTCATCTATCTCTAAGGTATTACTATCTACGTTGTCAGTGGCAGCTCTATCCTAATCGTTAGCGGAACTCTACGTTATTTCTGTTACATCATTATCCTCTACATATTCTTTATCAGATACTTCATCTAGCATAGCATCAATATCGCTAACTTCTCCAGTATCTCCAGTATTATCAGTTACCTCATCCACTTGTTCTTCTGAACTATTAGTAGCAATTTCATCAACTGGGGTGTTTACAGAGCCCCTATCAGTATCATCTGATATACTATCTATAGTATGCGCGGATTCCTAGGATGTTTCTTTCGTATCGTCACCCTGATTATTATCTGGTTCTACCTATGTTTTATTTGATGATTCCTCTGTTGAAACAGGTTGACTATCTATAGGAGTGTCAAACTCTTCCTAATTTTCTACTTGGGCTTGCTATAAAGATTTTCTAGTATTACGTAAGTCTTCTCTAAATATAGCATTAGCTAATGTACGTTCGTTAGCTTCTACATTAGCACTATTTTCTATATCACTCCAACTCTAGTTAATCTTATGATTATAATAACTTATCAGTTGCCTTCTAGTAGGTTCTTCTTGAGTCTGATGATCCTCTTTATATTTCTCTGCATACTCAGTTAATACAGACTATTTTTCAGAATCATCAAGAGTACTCCATAAAGGTTTTCTTTCTACTAAGTATCTATTAGATATAGATAATCTACCAGTATTATATGTATTTAATTTTGTAGATATGATATTTATTATTCCTGCATTAAGTATAGATGGAGCCAATACGTTTTCTAATTCCTCAATATTAGCAGGATCTTGTAGAGTATTAAATGTTCCCTTAAATAAAGTATTATCTAATTTACTAAGCGAATTTTTGATCTCTCTCTAACGTTTTTTTATAAATTCCTGTAAACCATTTATACCTTGTTTAGATATATCTATTCCATATTCAGTTTTGATTTCTTCGAGAGTTTTTTTACGCTAGTTAAGATCTTTATTTAATCTATCTAATACTCTGCTAGTAGCTCTAGTAACAATAGAGTTAATAATAGGAGCTCTAAATTCAGATAATTGTATTGCCGTCTAACCTTCAGCCAAACTGTTAGTATATTTCTCATACTACTGTTGAATGAATCTATTTAACGGAGAATCAATACTTTCATTAAATATCTGTTCTATTTTTTCTGTTACTTTCTTATCTGATAAGTCAGCCAATTCAGAAGCTTCATTAAAACTATTAATTAATTCTACATGATTTTGTACGAACATCTCGAAATCTTTACCAGATTTACGATTTATTCCCAGTTCTTTTAGATTATTATCTATATCTTTGTTCTTATATATACCATATACTATACGAGAAGTTTCTATATCCTCGTCAATCATTTTATCAGTAACATCTGTACCTTTATATCTCTTTAATTCTTCTATACTATTACGTAAGTATTCAGGAGTATTCCCATTACGATAAGAATCTAAAAATTGTGCTACTTTGAAGCTTCTATCTACTCTGTCAAGGTTTCTAGCAGAAAGTTCCTAGATGCTTAAATCAGATTCAATTTGTTTTCTAGTTCTATTAATTTGCTATATATCGGGTCCAGCTCCCATAAGAGCACCAATAAAGCTACCAATACTCATTGCTTTTCGCAACTGATCATCGGTATTATACATATCATTCCAATGTAAGCCGTTATATGCTAGTGTAGCTTCAACAGCGGCTGTACCAGATTGAATTATACCATCTAAAAAGCTGTAAGGAGACTCCGTCTGAGTGCCATCTACAGGTATATCTGAATATCTCTTTTGGAATATAGACTGTTGCCCTTCCTCAATTCCTTCAGATATAGCTCGTTTTCCAGTATGTAAAGTAAAGTTAGCTATAGATTCTAGAGCTCTCTTAGTTGCTACTTTCTACATTGGATTATCGAAAACTTTGTCCGCAATCTTATTCGTTCTATCTTTTACTGCTTCTATTAATTTTCTAGTTCTAGCATTTTTCATAGCTGCAGTACCTATACCGTTAGCTATAGCTTTAGCCCCTATGGTATTATTTACTACTTTTCCAGTATAAGATAAACCAAAGTTCTACAGGTAATCGCTAAGCGCTAGAGCATTATTACCTTGTTCTATTTCAGTAAGACCAACTCTAGCATCTTTAGCAAACTTATTATAGTTCTAATCACTAGTTTGAATATTATATGCTAATCCAAATTGAAGCTTTTCAAGGTCATCCATAGAGGATACATCATATCCTCTGGATTCCAATCCAAACTCATAATCTTTCATAACTTTATTAATGTCAAACTTATCAGAGTTCTCTAATAATTTCTGTGTATATGATGATAGTACTTCTGCAGCAGTTTCTTTATGTCTAAAGTAGGCTGTACTAAGTAGGTTGACTCCAGTTTCTCCTAATGCCCAAAGACCAGGATGTTTAGATGCTCTACCACCCCACTTAACGAGATGAGCTGTAGCCATAGTGGCTCCCATAGCTTGCAATTCTGACAAACTACTACCAAGATGTGTTAATCCATACTTATATGTGCTAGGATCAAATAAAGAAACCTCTACTTCCTATCTCTATTTGTCAAAAGCAGGATCAATTTCATCTGGATCATAAGTAATCCCCAAAGGTACTATTCCAAGTAGAGGATCATGCAACATATGCTTTGTTTTTAGAGCTTTCTGCTTAGCTTTAATTTCAGACTCCTTTTCAAATAGTGCCACATTAGCATCCTCTAAATTCTTGTTCAATCTATCTAGTTTGTTAGATAATTTAGCTGCCGCAGTTAGTCTATCATTTAATTCATTATTAGTCTAATTCCAAGATAAGTCAATAATATATTGATTTCTATTATTCTACAATATAGAATTCATGACATCTCTAGATACAGCCTTGGGATACAATTGTCCAGGATGTGTAAACGCAGGTTCTATAGCCTAACCGTAAAATATATCTCTTATGTATGGATTAGTTTTAGCTGCTTCTTTTACTTGTTTTTCTAGCTCCTGTACCTCAGACATTACCTTAAAGTAATCTGGACCATCTACAGATAATTCTCCTAGTAATGTTTTTTGCTCTAAGTAACGTTTAGCGATCTCTATTTCCGGTATCCATTTGCCTTCTGTTTCCCTTAACTCATTTACTCTAGCTTGAACATTTATAGATAATGCATCACGTACATTTATATTTACAGCCTGGTCTATATAACTAGAATCATTTCCGTTTTCTCCCTTATAGTTATCAGTAAATAATCCTATTACAGCCTTACTTAAATCAGAAGCAAAATCGTATGATGAACCTACACCAGGTAATTTTTTAGTGGATTGTTCTTGTTTCTCAGTTATTTCCGATTCTTCAAGTGAAGTATCATAATCTTGTATATTATAATTAAGTTCTTCTTCTAACTGATTCCAAGCTTCATTTCTAACAGCTCTAGTACCAGTCTAACCAACATCAAACGTATTTAAAGAGCTAATCCCCGATTCAGAGAAATCGGGGGCAGTTCTTTTATAGTTTATTCTATTATGACTTAAACTTGTTCTATCCATATTAATTATTCATTATCGTCGTCTATGTTACTATAAGGGAATCTCATACTTTCTGAGCGAATATTCTACATTACATTTACGTCAGTACCAACTTTTCTAGAATTTTGGAACTATATATCAGCGGCAACTGCCGCCTAACCAGAGCTAGGTATTACAGTAGCCACAGGTACCATAACGTATTCAGTATCATTCTTAGTAGTAATAGACTTACTATCTATATTATCTCTATTATCTAATCTTACTACTACAGACCCACTAGTATCACTATTATTCAAAGTTACTACTTCTAATCCTGCTTCTTTAACTGCATCATATAAAGATCTAGCATTTTCATCATCATCTTTACCAGATGAAGTAAAGAATTTATCTTTATTAAATTGATTTAACGGAATAAATGCATATTTAGTTTGATAAGTTTGACCACCGTCAGTTACCTGTTTAGTTTCAGGAGATATAATAAAATTATTAAATTCTCCATTATTCCACATATCTGTAAATATGGCATTTCTTGCAGTTTGTGTGCCTAACTAATTAACATCTCCGAGCATACTAAATGCTAATTCATCTTGTAATATAAAGTCACTAGATTTCTTTCCGATGTAATTACCATTACTATCTTTTTTACCAGTAGTACCATATTTACCATATATATCTATAGCAGTATCTGGATCTAATGGAGAAGAGAAAGCATTTATTACATAATCTATAGCTGCATTTCTACTTCTAGTATGAGAGTACACGGATTCAAAACTATTACGCAATTTATCTTGCATTACACTAGGGTCTAACTATTTTAACACAGCATCTCGTCTATCTTTTGATAATACATTTATACCATGTCTAGTTACAGCATTCATTTCTTCTGGAGTCATATCTGTAAAATTTTCGTATATTCTACGTCTAGAATCCATATGAACTTGTTCTGTAAGATTAAGTAAGTTATTAGGATTATTTTTAGCGGCAGCTGCAGCTCTAGCTTGTATCTTGGCGCTTTCTATCCACCATGGATCTCTTTGAGCCTAATCGTAAGCAAATTCTCTACCTGCAGTAATGAGTGTTCTATTAAGCTGTTCTTCAGCATTCTGTCTACTAAGACCTTGTCTCTATAATACTTCTAAATGCTTTTGATATTCTGGAGTATTCTATATACTAGATAAATTCCTTTGAATTTCATAGTCTGTTCTATCAGTAGAAACTCCTTGATGAATCCATCCATCTTTAACTCCCATGAAACTAGCTTTCAAGTTATCCACATATGGTCTTACTAAGTCTACTTCAGATTTATAAGCAAGAGGAGCAATATCGTTAAATATTCCACTATCTACTGTGTTATAGTTAGTGAAATCTACGTCATGCCAAAGAGGATTATACATACCTTTTATCATTAATTCCTAATTAGCTTTTTGTCTTGCTAGCATTCCTTCTCTACTTTGTCTTAAATTACTAAGAGTAGCGTAATCAAGATTAGCGATACGAGAATTCAATCTAGCTCTAAAGTTAGCATCCTTCATAGCATCCGGATTAGTAGCAGCTTCGTCTATTAAGTCTCTTATCTTTCCTAAAGAGTTCTCGTAGTATCTCTAAGTATCTACAGCAGAAGGAGATTGAAATTCTCCAAACTTACTAACAGTATTAGTGAATTCGTTAGCAGCTTGTTCAACAGCTTGTCTTTGCGCCTAACCTATTCTATACAATTCACCAAAATTAATTGGTACATATGTATTCATTATAGGAGCTTCTGCAGCTCTATCGTATCTATTAGCTTGCATCATTTACCTCCTTTTCTTTTTATTGTACTACGATTAGAATTCATCATAGCTCTGAGATCATCTTCAGTAAACCCAGCTTGCAAGAATCTTTGATACAAAGGCCACATTTCCATATCTCTAGCTTTCTGATTACGCATTAACTCTCTATTCTGAGCCCATTGACTTAACTGACTTAAACCAGCTCTACGTATATTTCTAGCAGTAGCTCTATTCTGAGCATTAGCTTCATTAGCCATATTCGTAGCATTAACCCATTGCTGTCCTAAACTATTCATAGTATTAGCATAATCACCTAAGTACTGATTGTTAACATTACTTTCTTGAGATCTTAAACTAGCTATAGCTCTGTCAGTATTAACAGCTGACTGTAATCTATAAGCTAAATTAGCTCCAGTACTAGTATTAATCTGACTAGCATTATAATTACTAGTAGCTCTATTACGGTTTAAATCTTCAATAGCAGGACTAATATCATATCTACGTCTACGCATCGCATTACTAATACTAGTAGCATAAGGATTATATACTGCATCAACTGTTTCAGGTCTACCAGTAAATAGATTAGACATAACAGGAGTTAAAGAAGCTATCCCTGACAAAGCAGACCCCCAATTAAATTTATTATTATCAGGCTCAGGTTTACTATAAGCATTACTTTTAGGTAAAGTAGTAACCTTATCTGCTTGAGAAGTAAGGGCGTCTCCTAAACCTGCCATTTCACTATTAGTAGCAGTTAGTAACTCTGGATGTTTTGGTTTCAGCGGATTAACTGTACCATACCAAGTAAATGGTAATTCTGGCTTACCCTCATCAATTAATCCTGTACTTGTAGAAGAAGTAGTTCTACGTCTACTTGAAGTAGTTTGAGTATTACTAGGATTAACAGGCACATGATACCATTGATTATTACCAGTTCCCCACTGCACTCCAGCACCCCATTTACGATTAGGGTTATAGATAGCATCTACTATTCTATCTCCTAAACCAGGTTTAATCTCATCACCTAAAGCAGCTGCTTGTATCTACTTAGTTTTAGGTTTAATACCTTTACTTTGTTTAACAGATTCCTGCATAGCAAATAACTAATCATGAATCATATTATTATTCATTTCATTTAGTTTTGCTGCATTCTCTGCAAATCTGTCATTATATTTACTTTTTTTCTTTGCCATCATTTTCTCACCAAGTTGTGCAAATGTTTCTTTTCTACCAGGCACTTTAAGCTTATCACTTAATACTCTACTGCCTTCAGGTAAACTAACTAAATTACTGTCAGTAGGTTTATTATTCTCTGGTACTTTACTTATACTTCCATCTGGAGTCTATATTAATTCACCATCATCTACATAAGCTAAAGAGGAAGACATTCCTCCATTAGCCATAGTATCTGTATTCATCCCTATCATATCATCATATGCTTCACTTTGTAGGTAATTAGTACCTTGTACAGCAGCTCTATTACTGTAAGCATTCTTCTTAATAGCAGCTCTCTTTCTGCGCAATTTTCTATTACTAAATGCTCCTATTATACCACTACCAAGACTACCTTCATCATAATCAGTAAATGAAGTCATTCTAGCTTGTTCACCAGATCTGCCTATTAAACCTACACCTGCTCCTACCGCAGCACCGACTGGACCAGCAACCTTATAACCAGTAGCTGCACCGCTAGCTATATCACTTACAGATTGTGCAGCAGCTTGTCCTCCTGTAGTAGCATTAGATTTCTAAAATGGTGTTATTAAAGTATTTAGTACATCAGGAGCATCTTCAAGCATATTACTCCCAATTTCTTTAAATTGAGTTCCAAATGCACATGCTGGTACTTTTGTTTTCTTTTTACTTTTCATATTAAATTAATGAATTTCTATATGTTGTTGTAATCTACGGTATTTCAAAAGTATGATCTATATCAGAATCTAACTCATAATCGCATATCATATACTTACCTCTTAACCTAGCAGGTAACGATAACGCATCTTCATTCTTATCTGCTCTAGGTATAGGGAATCTAAATGTATCTTCTCTATAATCGGTTATTATATGTTGTTCAGGAGTAATAACATTACCTTCTTCATCAAGTTCTTCTTCAGTGTGTTCTCTAATAGCTTCTTGATGTTTAGTACTGAATTTCATATAATCTATGATATCGTCCTTAATAGACTCTTGATTACCATCTCTAAACTCTCCTTGTAATCTAACATTATCAAATACTTTAGTATAAGGAGCATTCTTATTAATAACTATTTCTAATTTAGCTTTTCTATCTAAAGGAGTTAACCCTATTACTCCAGTATCATGTATAGTATGCAATTCATTGTCTTTTATTGCTACTACTCTATCAGAAATAGGTAACGACCATTTAGGATTAAACGTATAGAAAGATGTAAATCTACCTAACTACTCATTAAATACTAGTGGTTTATTTAGTACATTAAACCATACCTCATTATACTTCTTATCAAATAAGGACATAGCTTTAGCCCTATCTTCTTTAATGTTTTTATTAAAGTAAGATTGTACCTGCTTTTCTTTAGATAACTAACTTACTTGACCTGTATAAGAACATATTTCGTTCTTATCATAATCGTACCAATAAAGCACATTATCTGAATTAATTATACTCTTGTCATTCTTAATAGACGAACCATTAGTAGTAGTTACGTAGTCGAATCTACTTAATATACCACCAGTACCTAATACTAGTTGATTTACATTATCGTCAGTAATAAGTGATCTTTCATTGACAGAAGCTACTCCTACTCCAGTATCTTGGAAATAGAACAGTCTATCTTTGAATACTTTTAGATTGGTTATGTCTCCCCACTGATTATCTACATCTAAGTAATCAGCTACTTTGAATTTAGACCACTAATCTATTACTTCATTATTAGTCTTAGCCTATGAAGTTAATATTCTATTAGTATACCTTACGTCTTTATCAGCATACATAGAATTAGGTACATATAATTTACCAGTATTCTATGCTGAGTAAACAGAATTATATACAAAGTAAGGAAGATCCTGTACATGTATATCTTGCATCTGTGTAGGTTCTAACTATAACCAAGAGTCTGCAAAGTTTGAACTAGTTACCGTTCTATGAATCTGATCTCCGTGGAATAAATTCATATTAATAGAACTTTCAAATGGTATATAAGCTCCTATATAATTCTTCATTCCATCCCATTCTTTAGCATCAGGTAATTGGAATAGCATGGTATTAGGATAATCTAATAAGCTTAGATAAGTATCTCCTCCAAATACATACTTTCTGTCGTACGCTGCTATACTTATGTATACAGAATTCTGTCTAGATGAGAATGTATTACCACCATATATAGAATTACCATCACGTTTAACATTAAATACAGGAATAGCATTAGTAGAATCAAATGGATGGAGCTCTGGGTATTTGTTAGTAGGTACACTATTAAATCCAGAGAATACATTCTATAATTCAGGTACATGAGCTATGATACACGGACCAGCTGGACCTTGTAATGATTGATTATCATTATGAATAAAGTCAGACATAGAGTAGTTAGTATAAGTTCTATTACCTACATTTATTCTTTTAGCTACTACATCTGGAGCTCCATACATATTATAATCTATATTGGGTGGGTATTTAGCATCTTCAATATACGATGTAGATTGAGATTGTCCAAATGTTGGAACGAAATATTTAGCTATTGATGCTCCACGGTATACCTTATTACCTCTACTATCTTGATAAGGGAATCCTACAGCTAATACATTAAGACCCCATCTACTACCATAACCTACATATGGCACAGTATCTTGCTGCAATACTCTACCATCTATCTGAGTAACGTAATCCGCCGCAGCAAATATACTACGACTTACACTATTACCAATAGTATTACCATTTACATAGTTATCTTTAAAATCATCAAACTTGCTATCATTTACTTTACCACCTACAAATGGAGAATAGTATGAGCCTATACCATCTAAGTATACACTTCCTTCAAACAGTTTAGTTGCATCATCACCCTGTACACATATTTCTGGAGATACTAAACGTATATAATCATTTACTCTCATAGTAAGAGAGAAATTACCGATACCTTCCGCTGTACCTGTTGATATTGCTAATTGTTCACCAATCAAACTACAGAAGAAAGGAGTAGGTCTCATCTCCAAACTACTATCTAATTCAGATCCCTATCCTACATATTTATCCTGTTCTTGAATTCTATACTCATATACGTAACTACCTACAGTTTGCATAATCACAGTTCTATCACGCTCAGTTCTATCACAACGAACTATCTCGTAACTTACTGCGCCAACTGGCATTTTCTTTACTTTAAATTCTACACCTAAAGCATTACCTATAAGAGTATTATTTTCATATCTAAATGGAGGCATTTGTGAAGCATGAGGCATTCTAATATCACCTATCCAAAGTACGGGAGAAGCTACAGATTTATCATTGTAGAATATTATACCAAATCTATATATCTCATCTCTTTGGTAACCTCTATAATTAGCTGCTATATATGGATCAGCATAGTTAGGTACATATGAATTATTCTATTGTTCCTTAGTAGGTTGTACTATCTCAGGCATCTTGTCTGTACCTCTATTGATATATCTAGTATTGTTTCTAACAGTAGATACATCCATACTACAAGATTGATCTAATCTAAACTTATCTTGTTTATTGCTTAAATTTATATCTGTAGTTATGAATGAATATTCTATATTAATACCATAACCACCTAATTCACCTTCCTTATTGTATATATATACATTCTAGGAATTAGATGCATCCTTTGTATACTTTGTGTTATTAAAGGGATTTATACAGTCATGAGTAATAGGAATACGTTTTATAGCTTCATCATCTGTTATAGATAGACGAATATTATTACTATCTAAACTAGATAATAACTATATGCTTCCTTCTGAATTAGCTCTATATGCTCTAGCATCATAGTCATTACCATCTTCATCTTCTGGTATCCAAGTATTCTCTGTTACATTAGCAGCGAATAATCTATTTTGCATTTTAGCAAGAGTCTACGCTATAAACTAATAACCAGTCATAGCATTAAACTCATCTATAGATATATCGCTTAATGTAGAACCATAATCTACATACTGAATATCTGTTTGACCATCTGGAATATCTATTTCATCTACTATACTAATAATAGGAGTAGAGTTGTTCTGTTCATAAAATAGACGTATTACTCTTAACTTATTGAAATCCTAAAGAGATAATTCAGTAGATAACATTACTGATTTATTTGATGACTTATTTAAACCAGTACCTTTATATTCAGAACTACCTTGGCTAGTTACACTATTTGTTAAGTGAATTAGCTCACTCATTGGAGAAGTAACTGTTTCAGTACCATGCACATTGAATAATTGATAACAATATGTTACCATTCCAGCTTTAAGGTTACCTTCAGATAACCAACGGAATTTAAACGGCAATAAACTTACTACTGGAGTTATTTCTAATGAACCAGGATTGATTATATTCCCATTCTCATCTATAAGATTAGAATTGTCTATATACTCATTACTCATTATGTTAACAATCTTAATAGGACTGTTTCCATCAGTAAAGTATATCTTTATATTAGTATCTGATTCATAGTTACCTACAATACTTAGTGTTGGATTTTTAGATAAATCTTCACATAATCCTAAAGCTCCTTTACATACTAATTTGATTTGAGGCATGTTACTATCAAACCCCATTAATCTGTATATCTTATTAATGTTATCAGATGTTTTAGTTATTACTACTGCAATATCATTTATAGTAGTAGTACCTATTATAGTCTCATCTTTAGGTATAATAGTATCGTATCTTCTAGGATTCTCTATACTTTGTAATACTCCTGTAGTTCCTCCATCATTAGTGATAACACGGACATCCTCAGCATATCTGTACTGAGTATCCGGTATCAAATTCACATCTTGGTCCATATTAAGACCTTGCGTAAATGTATTAACTTGTGCAGTATTACTTATCATAATCTGTTCTAATTATATATGTTCTGTTCATCCCCTATCGTACTATAGAAAGTATCATGCGCTCCTATTTCTGGATATAATTTTAACCAGACATCTTGCACAGAAGAAAGATCATCTACAGTAGGCATCATAGCTTCAGCATATGCTTGTTTACGATAGAAGTTGTAAGAGTTACGTATATCATAGTAATCACCTTGGCTTATTTGTCCTTTTAATTTCTTAGGATACATAAGTTTCATAGTAATATACCAATACAAACATTCTTTATAAGACTCTAAATCTGGTATCATTGGCATACTATCTTCATCAGTATATATAGCATAATAGGATATTTTAACAAATCCTCTAGGCATACATGTATTAATATAACCAGGTTTAGTAGTATATTGTAATTCATTACTAAACATAGTACCATCCCTATGATCTACTACTCCAGGAACAAATTTACCATTTACTGTACCTACTGTCCATTGATTAAGTAATATACTTAATGTTTGTCGTAAATTAGTGTCTTCGTTTAACTTTTCTAATGCTTCTCTATCAGTATTTAAATTGAACATATTCTTTACTAATGGAAACATTGCAGTATCTGGAATTAACATACAGGGTTCATTACTACATTCACGGTCGTGGAATACACCAAAACTAGAAGTAGCTTTCCTCATAGGTAACCATCCTCCTCCATTACAGAATGAAAATGCTACTTGACCTAATTTATATAAATCACAAGGTAAAGCAACCTAATGGCATTCTATTGGTAATATAGCTACCTTATGCTCATACTATTGTACAGCTCCTATCTTAAGTATTCCTTCCATAATCCATTCTCGGATATCAGTAATTCTAATCTAGTCTTCTTTAAGATCCAAATCAGCTATTACTTTAGCAACTACAGATGCAGAGCTAATCATTCGATTGTTTATCATTTTTCAGGATAATCTTTTAATCTATTAAAAATTATTTTAGCTAACTCTCGTTTATTATCTCGACATGCTATAAATTGATATTTACCTTTATTAGTTAGTAAGCATCCTTGTTTAGACCAGAAGAATCTGTACTTCCATCCATTACTATGCTCGTTAAGTAAATATACTGGTTTACCTATTTCTTTAGTAGCTTTCCAATCCCATCTAAGGCTTTTACCTGAATACTCTTTAGGTTGATGCTTTATGATTTGCAAAGTACCTAATCTGCATGGTAACTTTACTTCCTTACATTCATACATTATTTCGTTTTTAATGTATTTAAAGTAATCAGTAACTATAGCTTTAAAAGTCTTTAAATCTACATCATACTAAGTATTAGGTTCTATATACTCCTTATAGCTTATGTAATAATCGGCAATAGTATAGCACTTTCTCTAATATTTTAATCTCTCTCTCATTTATTATTAACTCTATTCTGCGTATCATCATGTGCATCATTACTATCATCGCTAGGCATAGTAATCATAACAGATAATTCTCTTTGCATTATCATTTGTGTTATTACTGGTATCATTGCAGACGGTATAGGAAACTCACCATCTGGATCAAAACAAGCATTAAGTTCTGTAGGATCTTCAGCTATTACATCTACACTGATATACTCTAGCTGATTAGAATCCCCATCTACATATATCCTATTATTCTTAACCCATGCAATATAGTCTTTACATGTAGCTTTTCTATACTTCTATAATTTAGCTTTAGTACGACTACCTATCTAAATTATATTACCAAACATATCACGTACATTTATTACTCCAGGTCTATAGTTAAAGTCTATTAACTTAGGGAGTTCTTTATCTCCTACATAAGTAAAGTAACCTGGTACAGTTTCTTCACGATCTAAGTGAATAGGTTCTATAGTAGTAAGATATAATTCATTTATATCTCTTCCTTTATCTATATCCTATTTAATTAACATAGCTCTGTAACCTATAATCCACTTTTCAATTTGTGCTCTACTTAAATGCTCAGACTCTGCAATATTATTATTACGAGCAATAAGTAGAATATTATCAATTAACTAGTTAAGTGTCATATCTTATTTCTAATAACGTTATAAAGCTTAAAACGCATTTTAAGGCGTTTAGAGACACTTTACGTATTGTAGCTTACAATCCCTTACCTTAACTAATAGCGTTTCTTACACAAGCTTAAAACAAAAAAAGGTTGATCTTATTGACCAACCTTATCCATAGCATTCTTCATATCCTAAGGGAGCATTTCCTTCATAGGTGGTGGAACCATCTAATTAGCTTTCCTTATTATATTCTTCAATTCACTAACTTCTTTCTATAGCTCTAATATTTTATCGTTCTCTCTAGCTGGTTCATTATCTACTCCCAGCTTATCTAATAATACTTGGCACTTAGCCATTTCTTCATCGCATTTAGCTATTGCCTCTTTCCTCTATTTGTACGTATCATATTGATTACGTACTATATTTATAATTTCTTGTTTATCAGTAGATATAGTAAGACCTATAGAATTATCTGTTATAACTGATTTATTCTCAGGTATAGTAAACTTCTTAGTCTCTCCATTACACTATATAGTTATATCTACTACTTTCTTTCTGGGTTGATTAGGCATAGGGAACTATCCTGGTGGTAGTGGCTCATCATATACTGCACTTACTTGAGTAACAGAACCTTCATTATACTCAGTAGTCTTTTTGAATGTCCCAACCACTTCTATTATATATACTTTATCACCTATATTTAATTGATTGAATAACATAATAAGTTAGTTTTAAGGGGCTCATTTAGAGCCCCAATTTGTATTAAGCTGCCGGTGTAGCCGGTACTACTATATGATTAATTACTTGGAAGATTCCGTCACATTTGTTATAGTATATAAGATATCTGTTACCAGTTGTAATTTCATTATTTGTCATTTGAGCTCCGGAACCATTTAATAGAGCTTTTGCTCCAGTAGATGTAATAACTGTAGTTGTATTATCAATCTATCTATTAGTAAAGCTAGTAGGATCTAAGAATACTAAATCCGTAGGAGTAGCTGCACTAGCAGGAGTAGATGTTACATGCAGTATAAATAAACCTTGGCATGGGAGTTGTCTCCACAGTTTAGGACATATACCATAAGTAACTGAAGTAGTCGTAGTATCGGTAGTAACATAGTTAGTTCTCAATACTGGAATACCAAAATTATCTACAGTTCTTACTCTACCTCTATTAAAGTAGTTTAAAAAAGGATAAAACATAACTGCCTCCTTTCTTATTAGCAACCGCATCCGCAACCGTTATTATAACCGTAGCCGTAGCCGTAGCCATAATCATTCAAGCCACCCTAACAACCAAAAGGATTGCAAGTTAAGTAAGCAGGAACAGGACACGGACGAATTTGATTAACGATGTTTGCAGTTTGAGCTTGCTGAGAAGCAGACAATTGTAAAGCTTGTTTATCTTCACGCAAAGCATCGATCTTATTCTGCATTTCTCTCATTTCGAGTTGACAGAACTTATCATTGATAATTTGAGTCTGTGCATCTATCTTAGCACCTACAATATTAAACTTAGATGCATTATCAGCCATTAAAGAATTGAATCCATTAGTAATAGCGTTCTGCAGTGTGTTAGTCTGATTGCATACAGACAGCTGATTTTCATAACCCATCTTAGTGATGTTGTTATTTACACCGCTAATAGATTCTCTAACATTGCAGCAGCAGCTAGCTAACTGAGAAGCCAAGCTTGCATTACCAGAAGTAATAGCATTGATTACTTCACAGCTAGACAACTTAGTATCGCAAGAGATCTGACTTACTCCAGAATTGATAGTATTAAGAGCTGTCTGAACAGAATTAATATCACAATTCAAAGTAGTAGCTAAGCTATTGATGGCATCTTTGTTACCGTTAATAGCCTGCATCAACAGATTAGTGTTAGCGTCACTGTTCAGTTCAGAAGCAAGAGCACCAGCGTTACGTCCGCCGAAACCATTACCACCGAAACCGCCCCAGCAGAAGAAGATCAGGATGATCCAAATCCACCACCAACCGCCGTTTCCACCGAAACCACCGTTGTTCATCATAGCCATCAAAGCAGCGGGATCCATATTACCTTTATTAGCATTCTATATTAAAGCAGCAAGACCAGCGTCAATACCGCGATCCTGCACAATAATTCTATCTTCTAACATAATTGATTTAATTTAAAAATTGATTTTTATTAATATCTAACGTAGCGAACTGCTTTGCCACGTCCATATTCTGAATAAGGTTCGTACTCTTTTTCTCTTTCGAGCATACGTTCGTAATCGTCTTCATAGTCTCTAGCTCTGCTAGTAGAATATACTCTACGACCACCACGCATCATACCACCTCTTCTACCACCTCTACGGAATAAGCCTATGCGTTCAAACTCGTCATCATCGTCATCTTCGTATTTTTCACGCTTTTCAACTTCTTCCTCATAGCATTCCATTTCAGCTTGTCTGATCTTATCACACATAACGTAAATATAGTAATACCACATCTTACCTTCATCAATGTCTTTGTCATTGATCCAAGCTTTTGCCAATTCAACAAAATGCTTAGTGCTATTAGAATTAGTCATACTTATAATTACCTTATAGTAATCAGAATAAACCATGTTAAGTGCTACGAACCAATCATAACGATTAAATCTGCTACCCAGATTTATTCCGTATTGACTAGCTAATGCGGTAGTTTCTTCTACAGACCAATGTGGTCCACGAGTACCGTCCTCATTTTCCATTTTACTTACAGCTTTACGGGCATGTTCCTCATTGAAGTGAGGACCGTGTTCTGCTTCGTAAGCCTTTACACGAAATATTCTATGCATATTATTATTGATTAATATTATTGAATATATTGATTTTACTTAGGTAACTCAATTACACGAGTATTAGTTACCTTGATTATTGGGTTACTGTTAATTATCTGATATTTTTTGGTACGTATACGTTTCCAATCAAAGTGGAAGAACCTAACGAAACCGTTACGATATTTATTCTTGTATTCTTTCTTTTCTTCTACAAACAAAATCTATTGATTCTTAATATCTAATGTGGCTTTAAGGATTGAGTCCTTTCTACTAACTATGATAGTTGTTAATGGATTAATTTTAAGTTCTTCATCAAAATCTATTAACTTATGTTTTATAATAGTTCTGACTGAATCTTTAATCTCAGTATTGATTACATTTACATCAGTTAGGTTCTTGTCTTTGATTTTAAGCTTTTTCTAAGCATCCTTAGCTTCTTTTAATAAACTATCATTACTAGTATTTAGTTCTTCTATAGTAAGCTATAGTACTCTGTTTAACTATTCCTTCTAGGATGCTAATTGCTCGTAAGCTCTAACATTGTTAGTTATTCTGTCAATCTCTTTATTCTTTTTCTATAGCTAATGGTTCTAAACAAAAACAGTCGCAATAAGTAAACTAACTAAACCTACTGCGACTGCTCTGAAATTCCTTGTAAACCAATTAACTAACTAATTCAGTATTGGAATCATCTGGTAATTCTTTATCTAATGATATATCTAAATATTTCTCTCCTTTTGCTTTTATAACCTTCCTGAGTATCTTCCATATCTTCCAATCAGGATATAAGTCGCTAAATGATTCTAATAACGACCAGAACTCAACTAAGGCTATCATTCCTGCTACTATTTCTACAGCGTGCAGGTTAATAGAGGTTACTACCAGCTAATCTATTATTGATGCACTAGTTATTGCTACTGCTGTATCTCTAGTCTTCCATATAGTTTTCCATGCTTTATGTGATTCAATCTTAGGATGCCCATATTTTTTAGAGACTTTATAACCATAGATAGCATCAAGTAGTATCAATATACCGACAGCAGTGATAGGAACCCATACAGGTGCGAATATAGAAAGTAGCCCAGTTATAACAGAAGCTACGCATTTATCCGCACTACTGAACATGTTCTTAAATATTGACATAGTATGTTCTCCTAATTGTTGGTAATTCATAGATAGTAGCTGATAATAAAAATCAAATAAGCCCTGACAGATTAAAAGGGGAGTAAAATCTGAGAGGGCTCGAAATTCCGTTTGAGATTATAATTATATAACGATAAGGTTTATTTAAGGTTTCTATTTTGAAAATCTTCTTGCATAAACTAATAGCTCTTTATAGCGTAATATCTTCTTTAGTAAGTTAATGCCATTACAATGCTTAAGCCAACCTATATGACTACACATTTCTTGTTTGTAATCTTCTACTGTAATGTTTTTCTTTCTGCCTAATCTAGCAGCTTTCCTACACATGCTACGCTTAATATTTTTTCTTACTAAAGTATAGTCATGCCTTATTACATAACCTACAAAAGATATACCTCTGTCTTCTACTTTAAATATCTAATAGTTATCTTTGAAAGTTAATTTTAAAGTATCTAAATACTATTTCATTTCTTCAAACAGTTCTCGTAAATACTCTTTATCCTTATGTAGTATTACTATATCATCTGCATATCTAAAGTAATATTTAACCTATTTATCTTCTTTAAGCCAGTGGTCAAAGTAAGTAAGATACAGATTAGCAAAGAACTAAGATAAGTAATTACCAATAGGTACACCTTCTGCTGAATCTATTATCTCATCTAATAACTATAATAACTTCTAATCCTTTATCTTCTTTCTTATTATGCTCTTTAATACTTCATGGTCTATACTAGGATAGAACTTTCTGATATCTAACTTAAGACAATAAGTAGTATTATCTACATCTTTTAAAGCTTCTTTAACATTATGTAATGCTTCGTGAATACCTCTGTGTTTAATGCAACTATAAGTATCTTTAATAAAGATAGATACCCATATAGGTTCCATTATATTCATTACAGCATGATGTACTATTCTATCTGGATAATAAGGTAATCTAAATATTAATCTTTCTTTAGGTTCTCTAATTATAAATGTATTATATTCAGAAGTTTTATACGTACCGTTAATTAAATTCTGCTATAGTTTTTTAAGTAATTCTTCTTTATTCTAGTCAAACTCTTTGATATCTTTTCTACTAGATTTATTTCTTCTAGCTTTCTTATCTGCTAAATATAAATTGTCTAAGCTAACAATCTTATCGAATAAATTATTATATCTCTTCATAAATAATATTTTCTGAAATACCTTCACGCATCTTCACTTTCGTTACCAATGCGTTCAAGAAGCATGTCATATTTTACCAAGAGGTAAGGTTCAGCCCTTGATTTTTTGTCAGTTTATAATTTTTTTACGTATTTCAGTGTCCTGACATTAGCATTGGAATTGTCTAACTCATTGTTAGAATTCAAATTGAACAAACCTGCATTAGACTCATTGTCTGAGTTACTGCTGATTTACTCACGACTGCAACCTTTTATTGGTTAATTAAAACCAGTTTTCTTCAGATTCTATAGAATCCAATTGTTCATAATCCTCATCATTTAACTCTAATGTAGCTGGAGCAGCTGGCAATGCCGGTTCACCATAGAAGGTAATTCGAGTCCCGACAGTAGCAAGGGAAGCGTCCAACCCAGCGTCAGAATCCAAACGGAACAAACCCGCAATAGACCCA